CATTGATGGCCTTATCGACCTGCTCTTGAAGAACACCTTTGGACTGCAAGCCAGTTGCTTGCCAGACAGACTCTCCGTCCTTCAGCAAGACAAGCTTCGGGATAGATGAAACGCCGTGTTGGACGGCCAACTGTTGATTCTCATCGACGTTGACCTTCACGACCTTGACGTTCTCCAATTGTTCAAGAACTGGCCCCAGCATTCGACACGGGCCGCACCATGGAGCCCAAAAGTCTACGAGGACAAGTCCGGTTGAGGTTTCTTCAGTAAATGTTTTTTCATTGACATCGAGTGCCATTTCGGCCTCCTTGTTGTGTTAATAGTTCAGGTAGCATACTATAATAGCGAGGGTAGTGCAATATGATCTTTAAGAAACGCCAACCGGTCGAACGTATCTGTAAAAACTGCAAGCTGTTCAACGCTCAGGCAGGCCATTGTCAGATTGTCGTTCTTTATGAAGGCCGCAGAACTCACGTCCCGATGGACCCCGAGGACGAGTGCTTGTACGAAGAGGGAAAACTTCACAGACGACATTAAAGAAGTGAAATTTTGGGTCGAAAACGAACAGGGCGAGAAAACTGCTGGAGACGGGATCGTTAAGATGGAGTATCCCGAGGGTTTCTTCGGTGAAAAAGACCCGTTCGATCTTGCCACAGACGAAGAGTACCAGAAATACGTCAAAGAAGTAGAAGACCAGCTTGGATTAGATGGCTGATTCCCCATCCAGCGAGCCAGAAGATGCTCAGCGTTCCCAAGAGCGTAACGAACCAAGTGTAGGCAAAGACAAGAACTGCCACAGCCTTCGACTCACAGTCATCCATGCTGCGCCATTCTTCTTGCATTTGATGGCAGAGCATTGCGAACGGGTACGCCATGATCAGCACTGGCACCAGAATAGCCATGACAATCGGCGTGCGTCCAAGCTCTAAAAACCATCGTCTTGCCATGAGAGTCCCAGATCTTCTTGCTCCTCTTCCCAGTCGTCGTCCCAATCTCGGGCCTCCCTGTCTTCATCACGATTGTAGAACTTCTCAAGCACAATGTTCCCATTGTCGTTCTCGATCACCCGGCAGGCCGACTTCTCTGTGAGCACGGCGTTGTGGCACGAACGTATGGCGGAATCAAGCCTGTCTTCGTCGTAATGACAAAGCGGCATCCAGCCTGTCTCTGTTTGCACCTGAAGCGTGTATGGCAAGGCTGTTCTTGTGGGAATCATCATCAGAATCCTTCGTCTTTCCAGTCTCCCTTTGGCTCCTCAATCTTCTTCTTGATCATTTGAGGAGGCGTTGCATTTGCCGCTTGCGATATTTCCTCAACAGTCATGATTCGATCTTCCCATGTGTCCTTGATCTCCATCCTGACCGTGCCGTCCGGGTCATACTGACACATCCATCGCACCGCTGACTCAACCGTGCCAAACTTTGGCATCGGATACATCTCGCCGCCGATCTCAACTAAGACAACGAATCTCTCTGTGGGTGATCTTCCCCAAATCAAAAGCCCTCCTCATGCCAATTTACTGTGACACTGGCAGCATCAGAGAGGTTCAAACAAGGGATCAAATCCTGCAAACGCTCAATCTCCACCCACTCGTCAATCGTGTTCTCGTCAATCCACCACGACAAATTCACATCCCAAATTTTGTAGTGGTAGTCAGGATGGTTTCGGTATTCCCTCAAAAGAGCCCGAAGGGCAGATAGAAAATCCGGGTAGTCTCCGACACGAGCCTGCCAGATACCATCGCCGACCTCATACAAAATGAAATTAGACACTGATGCTCTCTTTGAGGACAATCTCCTCTGCACCTTTACGAGCTTCCTCGGCTAACTTCTTGCTGCATTTCATGATGCCTGCCAGATGTGCCGCACTGTGCTTCAGCATGTCCTCTGCGTTCTTGATTCCCGACTTCCGCAGACGTTCGCCACGGACAGCCCCGACATTGGGAATCTGACAAACTTGAACCAGTTCGGGGCCGACACCATACTGGAGTCGCAATCTGAGTGTTTTCAGCCACTCTTTGTTGTCTCCCTTATTTCCCATCGCATCCAGCGAATAGAGCACCTGCATGGTTCGATCCAAATCAAACATGAGACCGGTCTGCAACGCTTGAAACGCCGGGACGTTTCTTTTGCCCTTCAGCATGTTGAAGTAGGCATAGCCGTGCTTCACAGAACCATCATGGTGCGTGTACTCACCAAACATGCGGTTGATCTTGCCTTGGAACGTCGCCATCTGCTCCTTCTCATATCGATTGCAGATTGCCCAACGGTTGGAGTCCACCGCTCCGAGTGCCATGGCAATTGCGAAATCGTCCTTCTGTTGATTCTTGTCGAACAAGTGGTAGAAGTTTCGCTTCAGATCGCTGACATCAAATGGAGAGTAGTAGTACATCGAGGCAATGGTTCCGACGATTGTTGTCTTGTACTCTCCATCCTCGATCTTGATGGCCCGGTACTGTTCCAACAATTGGATTGTCTTCTCCAAGATCTCTTCGTTGAACCCGATATCTTGGTAGTGGGCCAGACTACGATTGAACCACTGTTTGAACCCTTCCGGCGTCTTGATTGATCCCTGATGGATCTCACTGACAATATGGAAGGCCAGCGTCTTGTAGTGCGGACTCTTCTCTGTTCCGACGTATTCCAGAAGCGTTGAGCGAATCAACGTGTCCTTGCGGAGCATGTCAATGGTCTCTTTCTTTTGGCTCTCGGGGACCAGAATGTAGGCGTCCCCACGATCATCGTAGCGGGGTCGTCCCGCTCGACCGATCATCTGTCGGATGTCGTAGTTTTCGACGATTGAGAGCCCTCTGTGGACGCCTGTGACGATCACACGGCGAGCGGGCAGGTTGAGCCCCCAAGCCAGCGTCGAAGTAGCCACAATGACCCGGAAACTGGGATCATTCTTGAATTTGTCTTCCAGCTTCTTGCGTTCTGCGAACTTCAGATCGGCATTGTGGAATTCAGCCTGAACGCCATAGCGACCGAGCGTCTGTACCATCAACTGGCCGGTTCGCTTGGTGTGAACGAAGATCAAGAACTTGTCGTCTTCGTAATACTCAACGATGGCACAGGCCGTCGCCACCTTCTGCATCTCCTTGGCGTCGTAGCTTCGGTCGCCGTCGTAATACTCTTCGTAGTGGACGTTGAGCGGGCAGGGGCGATAGTCCGATTCCAAGAAGTAGGTGTCTCGCCCAGTAAGATTGCATGTCCAACCACAGATCTCGTGGACGTTCGGCATGGTGGCCGACAACAGAACAATGCGAACATCTGGGTTGATTTCGGCCATCTTCATCAAGGCGACTTCGATATGATCGCCACGGCCCGGCACCGTCAACAGATGGGATTCGTCGAAGACGATAGTGCCAACATCCTTCAAGAACGTGCTCTTCTCAGACTTGTGGTTGCGGCAGCGGCTCGCCAGCATTTCGGGAGTCATCACGATGATGTCCGACTTGTCGAGTTCTTTAATTCGCTGCGGCGTCATGCGGAAGTCGCCGGTGACGATGGCGACATCCATGTCATGGAAGTGGTGGCCGTCGTCCGTCCAATCTTGTTCTTTCTCGCTGGCAAGGGCTTTCAGGGGTCCAATGTAGGCTGCCTTGCCGCCACGGTGCCGTGTCTCATAAGCCATGTACATCTCGGCACATACGGTCTTACCGGCACTCGTGGCGGCGGCAATCGCAATGTTGCTGTCCCCACTGTAGGTTTCCAGAAGTCGGGTCTGGACTGGATTGAACTGATCGAAGTCCCACTTGGCATACTTGTATTTGCTGATGGGAGCTAGTTTATCACAATCCTCGATCTTGATGACTTCTGGCATGGGTCAGCACCTTAAACATTGAACTTGTATCGGACACAACGAATCACATCCATTGCATCTTCGACAGCCGTGTGGTCAACAGTCTTCTCGATTCCGGCTCGCTTCAAGCAATCTTCCAAGCCGGGCGGCACTTCATCGATCCGGGGATCAAAGAACATGCTCCCCGGATCGATGACTCGATGATGAAGTCGAGTCTTTGTACCAAATCCGATTGTCTTAAGGAATGGCAAATCGAAACCTGAGAAGTTTTTTCCAGCCACGACGATCTTGTCTTTCTCGCCGTAGCCTTGTTCCTGCAACCACTCAGCAAACACCTCATCCAGCAGATCTTCTGGGATGTAGCTGTAGCCGGGTTCACGTTTGGCGATGCGTTCGAAGATGCTACTCTTCGAGTGCATAAACATCGCATACACGTCTCCCTTGTAGATATTCCTCGGCTTGGTCAAATAGCAGTGGAACGTCGGGAGATCTTTCAGTGGCGATTCGAAGTCGTCAATGACGGCTCCAAACTCAACGATGTCGCAGCAAGTTGGATCGAGACCGAGGGTCTCGATATCGATACTGACGTACCTCATTTCAGACTCCTTTCTGAAAGAAAAGAAGGCCGAGCGAGTGCTCGGCCTTGCGGGTAAGTTATGCGGCCTGCCCCTTGAGAATGAGGCCCTTCTTCCTGCATTCTCGATGTAACAGATCTCGTACTTCGTCGCACTTGTCGAACAACTCGAAGGCGGATTTCGCCGACGAAAAGATGTTGTCCATCCCCTTGTGCTTGCTCATGAAGTTGAGAGCTTCGGACAGATCGCCTGACAGGCGTTCGGTGAGTCGTTGAGTTAGCCACTTCAATTCTTCTTCAGAAATCGTGGCAGCGAACTCTACTACAGTATTCTTGTTCATGATTCCACCTTTACATGGAAAACGTCATCAATCAATCGAAGTTGGAGCTTCTGCTCCAATCACACTGGGCTGAGTTCCTTGACCAGACGCAGATGTTGCGCCTTGTCTTAACGAACGCTCAGCATACCGATTACAGAATTCTTAAGCAACCGGAAATTCCTCCTAGACGGGTTTCGCTGACGATCACACGGTTTGCGTTAGCTGGTGACGAGTTTGAGGTGTGGGCTGAGTTTTCCGTGCCGAAAGGTGATGGTGTCGTTGTCGGGACGCACGTTCTCTCTCTGAAACTCTCTGGCGAGATACGCCTTAAAGAATCGCATGGAACTCACTTTCTGCCCGAAAGTTCTTAAACAACGTCCAACGAACGAACAAGCACGCCGTCATCATCTAGCTCGGCGTCTTCGTAGATCAGTATATCCTTTTCGTCCTCATACCGCAATCCGAGATTGTAGCTGTCGAGCAACGTGGATTTACCATCTCTGGAGGCCACAACGTAGCAGTAATCATCAGTCTTCTTAAGCTCACCATACTTGTCTTCTTGGGTGATGCCGATTTCAATCGTGATTCCGTCTGGAAGAATCAATTCGACGGTGCCTTGCTTGAGAAGTTGTTTGATAAGAAGGTACTGGAGTTTGTTCATTGTGTTACCTCACTTTTTAACGGCGTGTACGAACTGTACGCTCTATTTATCCGCCGCACACTTAAATCAGAACAAATCCGCCGTACCGGGATTGAGGATTCGAAATTCGTACCCTTCAAACTCGGCGGGTCTGCTCCTCTTCGTAGGAGGTAAAATCTGCCCTTCTATGTGTTTGACTGCCCAACAATAAACCTTCTTGTCATTCTTGAAGAAATCCACATATGCCAGCAATCCATTGCCGAAAAACATCTTCCCCAACTTGCAGATCACTGCGAACGGAAGAAACGGTGCATGGTAAGACTGGATTTGTAATGAATCCAAGAAATACTTCCCGTAGTCAGCCCGACTGAAGCAGAGTGTGACTTGATAACCATCTATGGTGACGATTCGTTGTTTAAGGCACAAAACAGCTTGTTCATCTTCGAACTCGGCTTGAGGCCAAGTGTGAGGAATGAGCATGTTCGCCATGCCCTTCATTTCCGATATGGTTTTTTCGAGTGGATTCATCTCGTGTATATACGAGTCAGAGAATCCACTTCCTTCCATAGATCTTGTCTTCAGATTCATCGCTAAATTCTGTGGCATCGTACATCTCCAAGAAATTCTTCCTCGCCGCACTACGTCCTTCCTTGGACCAAACACCATTCTCAATACGACTTTCGCCGTACCGATAAATCCTGTCCATGAACCACTCCTTCACTTGCTGGAGGCCCGGCGAGAGCGGCTGGTCAAACTTCAGCACCTTAAAAACGTCTTGTGGGTCCAGCCATAGAAGACCAGACCACGGATCGTTTTCACGGTAAGGAGAAGGCAGCGGCAAGTGCATTGTCGTGTCCACAAAGTGCAACAACAGTCGTACCCAGTTCTTTGTGATTATCGGATCGAGACATGCCATGTTCTCGGCAATCCGAAATTCAATGGCCTTCTTCCTGTTCTCATCTCGAAGCATCCCTTGGCGATAATGGTATGCGTTCATCGAGTAGTATTTGACGCCAGAGACAGCCTCGAACAAACTGTCTGGCGTGAACTCGTCATCATGTGAGAACATGTCCGTGATGCCCAACGGTTGACAGTAGCGATTGTTTTTGCGGCTGTCTGGCATGGCATCGAGAAAAACGTGCTCACACTTGATATAGTAAGCTATCACAGACGCCAACTGTTGATGCGACAAATCATCCACAGACACATGAACGTGCAGAGAACATCGCTCATCACAGTACGGCCATTGGCGACCTAGAGCGTCAACGACCTTCAACAACCTTTTGAGACCCCGCCATCCTTTAAGCACAGGCGAGTTGATCTCAATCCCACAACTCATGTCATACTTTATGACCCAGACCATGTTGTTGTGGACATAATCCCACCCTTGGATTTCCACATCGTCTCCAGAAGCGTGCCTGACAATGTGACCCACCTCGTCCGAACCCGGCATGATTTCGCCGTTGCTCGTATCCGGGCGGCGAAAAAGCTCATCGCTCTTCGTGTTCAATTCCAGTTCAACACCGAATCTTCTGAGAGATTGGCAATCTAAAGGGCTATCCATAATTTGCAATTTTATGTAGAATCGGCCATAATGTCAATTCTAAGATGATGGGGAAACCACATATGAAGACATGTTTGCTTCTGAGAACCAAAGACAAGAGAAAATTTCTCACAGAAGAAGGTAATCTACCTTCTCTTATAGAATACAGCAAGACCTTCCTTGCCGAGATCTTCCGGGTCGAATACCAGCGGGGGAAGATCTTGGAACTCAAGGCCCTTGCTCTAGCCTTGTGCAAACAAGACTACCGTGAGCCCATGCAGGTCAGGAAGATCGAGAAGATCTACCCGAAACCTAAGAAGTCCCGCCAAGCGATCCTCACCAACGCTCGCAAGATCCAGACCTTTATCCGTCGCCGGTTATTGAGCGGCAAGCCACTGTCCCTCAAGGAACTGAAGGACAAGTATAGTGACATGGAAGTAACAGATGCTTGTCTCTGCAATCATCTGGCGACCGTGCGGAATGTATTGGCCGAGGAAGGCCATCAGTTCCGCAAGACGGGAGCCGGAACGTATTGTTTGGCAGACTCTACAAGACGATAAGAAGATTGTTCGCTCGGGAGACCCGAGCCGTTCGTGGGCCTTTTGTAGACATCACCAATGATCCTGAAGGGATCAGGTTCACTCGCTTTCCAGAATACAGACCACTGCGTATTCGCCAAGACGAGATCAGCGATGAACAAATTTTGGAATGGCTGATGGAAGGCGAAGAAAAAAGGGAGATGGCCGATCCCGACCATCTCCCTTATGATCCCCCGAAGGGTTTCTGATCACTCATCTCCCTCATCGTCGAACTCGTCGGCCTCGAAGGGATTGCCTTCAGCGTCAAACTGAACGGTCTTCTCGCCGTATGCACCGCTCTCGGATGCTGCAAGGCCGCTGCCCCAGACATCCAGATAGTCTTGGACTTCTTGAGCGTCTTTCGCATCGATGAGCTTGGGGCAATCCAGAAGCACCTGAAGCGGGATGCGGTTGTCCGCCTTCTTCGCCTTGAAGGTGTACTTCTCTTGTCCCTCTGGCAGATAGGCTTCGGCGACCGAATAGGTGCCTTTGCCTGTGATCCGCTCTTCTTGAATCAACGGCACCAGCAATCCACTGATCGGATCGACGCCCTGATCGAAGTACAACTTCACATCATCTGCGACCACGAATGGCCGGAACGTGCGGTTCTTGATGTTCTTCACTTGCAGGTTGATGCCAGAGAAGATTCCCAGATCACGATGCTCGATCTTCTTCTTCGACGCTGTGCGGAATCGCAGAGAAGCGTAGAACTTCATGGCGTTGCCGCCCGGTGTGGTTTCCGGGTTGCCATACATGACGCCGATCTTGTCACGGGTCTGGTTGATGATGTAGCAGGTGATGTTCTTCTTCACCACTTCTGCTTGCAGCTTTCTCAGTTCCGCCGAGATCACCTTCGCTCGCTCGCCGGGCTGCTCTTTCGCCCCCACGAGTTTCTTCCATTCAGTGACGGTGAAGTCCAGCGGAAGATTGTTTTCACGAAGTTCTCGTTCGCACGGCGGAACCGTCAAAGAGTCGAACACAACGACGATGGGTTTGTGAACCACATCCGTCTTCTGTAACTTTGCCAGTTCAATTTCACGCTCACGGATCTTGTTGGCCGCAACATGAATTTGCCGGAACGCTCGTTCCAAGCTGGGAGGCGTGTAGCGAATCACACGCTTCAAGTTCAGATGGCTGACACGCTCCATGAACTCCCCGTTCGAGGCGTTTTCGCAGTCCAGCAGGATGCACCATGCGTCGATACGCTGGGCTCCATAAAGGACGTTCGAACCGAAGAGCGACTTTCCTGAAGCTTCCGGGCCGAAGGCTTCTGTGATTCGGCCACCGGGAATGCCGCCGTTAATGAATCGGCCTGAACAAGAGTAGTTCACGGCCAAGTTGCCTGTGTCGATGTAGAAATCGACAGTCTCAAGCTGATCGAGGACATCGCCGCCTGTGTCTGCTGCCAGATCGGCGTACACGTCGTCCATATTGATGTCGTCTGTTGCCTTTTTGCGGGCCATTGGTCAATCTCCTGTTCTGTGGATTCGATTTCTCCTTTCTTGTAAAGGAGGCGCAGAAAATAGGGTGCCCCGACCATCGGGGCACCCTTGTCTCTCAGGAAGGTTTAGCCTTCCATGTCCTGAAGTTCCTTGAGGAAGTCCTCATCTTCGATGGGAGCATCCTCTGCGGCAGGAGCAGCAGGAGTGCTTGTCGTTTCCACAGATGCAACGGTTTCAGTTGCAGGAGCCGAAGCGGGAACGTCGGCTGGAACGCTCACTCCACCCGGAGTGTGCTCCATGAGTTCGTTCACTTCGTCTTGAGCCTTCTGACGCCACTTGGCATCGAACTCGTCGGTGTTGAAGGATTCGGTGTCGTCCGGGATCAAGCCACGGTGAATGGCGAGTTCCTTTTCGAGATATTCCATGTCCTTCGGGTTCCGAAGCTTTGTGAGATCGTGCAGGGCTTCCTGCCACTTCTCGATCTCGGAAGGTTCGCCAGCAGGGCTTGCCTGACGAGCGAAATCGGAACGGTCGTACTTGGGGAAGTTGTCCGCACCGGGCGTAACTTCCTTGCGAACGATGAAGTCGAAACCGGCCTTCAGATCGGTGATGTTACCGAGCTTCGAATCGGGATCATTCTCGTCGCCGACGATGGCCCGAATGATCATCTTGTGCAGGATCTTGCCCACAGACAGGATGCGAGGACCAGCGTTCTTCTCGGTCTTGCCGTCTTCACCGACAAGGGTGCGGACGATTGCGTTGTAGTAGTAACGCTCGACAGGCTTCATGCTTCTGGCTTCGTCCTTCAGCTTTTCAGCTTCGACGCCATGACCAGCCTTTTCGAGCTTGTCGATCTGCTTCCACAGTCCGCTGTAGTAATCACAGATCGGACAGGGAACATTGCGATCCCACTTGCCGTTGATCAGTGGTCGTGGGCAGTGGATCTTACGACCGTTCAACGTGTGAACACGGTTGTATTGAAACAGCTTGCCGCCCTTGACGGGAGGCAGAATGCGGAGTGCGACGGTCCCGGTTTGGCCGGGCTTCACATTCGGCATGGGAACGAACTGGTCGAGGAAGTTGTTGGTTCCGCCAGCTTCGTTGAGGCGATCATCTTCGCCTTGCATCTCTTCGAGGTTAAGTGTACCGAATTCGGACATGACTCTCTCCTTGGTTCTTGAAGTAATTGAAAGTCAGCTACGGGTTGTAACTCGTTTCGTAACTGTGACTGTCTTATACTTCTTTTCGATGGAGAGGTCAACAGACTTTAGCGGCTTCTTAAATTTCCTCGTCATTCTTTATGACTGAAACTTCCGCCGTGTCTGTAGGAACGGTATTTACAGACATTTTGCAGTCTGCGGAGCCGCCAACGCCAACGCCTTGTTCGGCCATCTGTTCCTTAAGAGTCGCTTGCTGGAGAGCTTCCATTTTCTCTTCCAGCGTCACATAACCCTTGGATTCAAGCTCTTCGTTGAGTTCCTGCTTGGCCGAGAGTTCCTTCTCGTGCTCCGCTTCCAAAGCTCGAAGAATCTCGATGTTCTTCTCCAATTGGGAAAGTGTCGATTCAGGTGCGGCCATCAACATCTCTTTCTCGAAGTGCTGGTCCATTGCATAAAGATCCCGCTGGAGCTTGTCGATCCGTCGCTCACGTCGAGCTTCTTCTCGATCTTCCTTGGCCTTTGTACGAAGTTCGGCTCGACGAGCCAAGACCTTCTGGCGGGCGTCCTTCTCACGTTGCTTACGCTTCTTAAGCTTTCTCTGTTCCTTGGATACCATGGTGTCCTCTTTCTGTCTTAAAATTTCTTTCCGGGTCTCAGATCGGGAATCTCAAACATCTCTTCTGGGAGCGTGCCATCATCTAAGGGGATGTCCCCCGGAATATCCATCTGAACATTCTGATTGGCAGGCATACCAGTTTGAGGATTGATCCTCTTATATGGTTGACCGTTGCCTTGCATCGCCGCCACCGCTGCGGCTCGCTTCTCTTCTGGATGTTCGTAGAACATTTGATCTTCGAAGGCGAGCTTTGGTTCTCGGCGTCGTTGTCCTCTTGGTTCAGAAAACCCTAGCTCGGCATCGCCGAGCAACCCCTGTCCTGCGGAAGTAAAGAACTTCTCGTCTAAAATTACCATCTGTCCTGAATCGTCAGTGACAGCAATCTTCTGTGCGTCCAACTTTCCGGTCGCAGATGGAATTACCGCATGAACTGGGTACTTGGTGTCTTCTGTGAACTTAAGTTTCATTGATCTGGCTTCCGCCATGTGCAAGTACGGCTCGTAGTACACATAATACAAACGCTTGCTTTTATCAATAGTTCTTGGATCGACGGTATGCCGAACCGTCACTGGCTTGTTGGGATTTCCATACAAGTCGTTTGGATCTTGTTGTTGCGTTCTGATCAACTCGTGCGGCTGCACGTTGGGCGGCAGATTCGCCGGGATCATCGCCGTCTGGGCCTGTGGAGCTTGCGCCACTGGCACCATTTGCATCGGTGGCGTCGGTGGGGCCTCCACCACGTCCTCTGCAACCATCTGGGCCGTCTCATTGAGAGAGAACCTTCTGTTCTTCAAGACGATGCCCTTGCCGTCCTTGGACTCCTTGAAGGTGATTTCTTTCTTCACCAATTCAAAGACTTCAACATCAACCACCCAGATGTCTCGTCGGGCCAGTTGTGCCATGATCGCCGCCGCACACTTCTCCAACGGCGTATCGTCGAAGGGCTTGCCAACCTTGGATCGCTTCTCTTCAGTGATCTCTTCGTTGTAGCCCGGACCTTCCTCTTTACGGGGATGGTAGGTGTATTTGATCTCATATCCCATATTTGCCTCGCTGTTACCTTGTAAGAATCCCGACCCCGTGCCGTGTCTCGTAAATCACGGGCTCTCGGTTCTTCACCCTACAAAACTTCAGAAAGGCTCCGTGGAGATCCGGCGACGGTGCAGGAATACTTTCTGATATATAGTCGGCCACTAATAATCCTTCCTCCTTAAGATTGTCCCAAGCGTACTCCAGATACTTTGTGAAACGATCTTTGACGCACATCGAGGAAACGATCACCATGTCCCATTTGAACCGGCGAAGTTTGATTTCCCAATCTTCCAGCGTTCCCACCAGAATAGGGGCGTCTCCTTCATTCATCATGTGGCTTTTGATGTTGGATCGCACAAATCCCGCCTGCCATCCTGTCAGCCCTTCGGCCATCACGAACCAGTTGTGGACCGACTTGCAACTCTGTAAGAAACAAGGGGCAATGTACATCGAAGAGCCCGTAACTCCAATCTGGAGCACCTCCCCAACCTGAAGTTGCTTCCCCATGTGGTAGTAGAAAGGAAGGTTGTTGGGATCTGTGAACTCGGCTGTCTCTTTCGCCCGTTCATTCAAGAACTTGACATTACTCAGAAGAATCTGAGGAGAGATGATTTTGGAGTCGAGTTTTTCTTTAAGAAGTAGGTGGTCCATGACCTAAGAGAGTGTGCCAAACGAAAAAAGGCAGCAGGGATTACTCCCTGCTGCCCTTCCAAACCTACGTTTGGATTAGATGGAGGTTGTTGGGGACTTCCTTATCCCATAGCCGCAGTAACCATCTACACTATGAGAGTACAACCTCTGAATTTCTCAATCTGATTTCAAAGAAATCTTTCGGACACCTTCGACCTCTGGTTTTTCGGCGACATTCCATGCCAAACTCAGAATTCCATCCTTCATAGAAGTCTCAGGATCACCATCAACAAAATCTGGCAAAACTACGCTTCTCTCGAATGAAGATTGTCGCAGTTCCTTGAGATAGTACGACGATCCCTCTGGGGATTCATACTCAGAAGACATTTTGCCACGAATTGTCAACGTGTTGTTGGAGTCAATCTCGACATCCAAATCTTCCGAGGTCATCCCCGGCACAGCAAACGTCAACCCAAACTTGCCGTCACTCTTCCAAGCGTTCATTTTGGGATACCCGCTGGCCGACTTGACTTTGGCAAGGGGCGAGGACTTCGAGAAGAAGTCATTGAAGAAGCCATCGAAAGCTTGTTCGATGGGGAAAAAGAGATCGTCACGACGTGGTACAAGATTAGTATTCATTGGGTTTACCTCCAATTGTTTAAGACGCCTCACCATGAGTGCGTCAATCGCAGACCCGCACTGGTGTCTGCTCATCTTATATTATCGTCAGATCAGGAAAAATTTCAATCATCGGAATTCAAAATTTCCATGATCTTCTGGGCAAGTCGTTTTTGACCAGAATCGTAGCCATCATGCCATGTTTCTTCCCAATCGTTGTGGTCATAAGCACTGAACGTGGGCTTCAACTTCAACAATGGTTTGATCAGCTTCTTGATCTGTTTAGTTTTGTCTACCATGATGGGCCTCCAAAATCGTCCTATACACCAACATGTTCGGCGTCTTCTTCTCGAACCAATGATTATCGGCCCCAGACCCGTATTTGATATTCTCGATTGCCGCTGCAACCGCTGGCGAGCGAGACATTCCCGCCGCACAATGCACCATGATGCAGTCCACCTTGTCCCAAACCTCATCAACGAATTGCAAAATTTGTAGTGCGTCGTTGTGATCAAACACCTTGAAATTCTCTGACTGACGATTGAACTCAATGTCGGCGAATTCCAGATCCAATCTGGCAAACAGATTGATTGGATCTAAGGCTGGATGCTCGTCCGCAAAGGTCATGACGCTGATTGCGGCCCAAGGGGCATTACACGAAAATGCCTTAGCATCAGTTAGGCTTCTTACCTCAATCAATTTCTTCATAACTTTCCCCTTCTGGCACTCTTATATATCACGGAGGACAATATGAGCAATAGAAGAGTAAGACGTATTGAGGAAATGGGCAACGCCCAGAGAGTCTCGGAATACTGGTTGGACGATACAGATGCTCTTGTGCAACCAGATGGATTGACCGTTGATCAAGTGGCAGAATGGGATCGAGTGATTGCTGTACTGCAAACAGAAGGTCTTGAGCACATTGTGGACGGCGTGCGACTATCAGATCATTGTCGCAACTTCTAAAAGAAAAGGGAGCTAAACGTCAACACAACGAGTAGCTCCCAATGGTTGTTACACCGGCGAGGTTGGTATGGCCTTTCACTCACGAAGAATGATCAATTCCCCCTGTAAACCATTGCCTCGCTATGAACTCTGGATGCGACATCATCAGGGTTAGCCTCAACCATCGTGGTCCATAGCACTGACGGACATACCCTATATATGGCCGTTCTTTAGTTTTTTGTGAGAGCCTGCACGCCCCACCAGCAACACCAGATGAGCGGGTAAAAGGCCCAACTGAGCATCCATGGAATCGCCATCAGCGAAACCACGCCCAGCAATAAGCACAACGCCAACCACATTCGTTCAGTCTGAAACTTGACCGTGCGGCCATACCTTCTAAGAACTTCTTCTTTTCTGTGGTTGTGGATTCCCTCGAAGTAACCCTCAAACCACCAAGGAGCACATGTGTTCTCGTGGTGAGGGCGGGAATTCCTGAAGTGTAGAACATGGCCGCTTTTGTTTAAGATGATGTAGTGGTGCGGCCACCACTTTGACTGACTGCTGACAGCAACTATCTTTGAGGCTTTGCCTCTCAGGATCAAATAGATCGCAGCCAAAAGACAATTGCTGTATGTCTTTCGAGTACGCAAACGGTACACCTCCATGTTGAGAGCAACAACACAGGTATGTACTCATATTAGGGGTTGAGAGAATGACTCAGATTCTTGAATTTGAATGTTAATTTGATATCGTCTACGTTGTATCCAGAACCCAGCGATTCGTAAGACAAATCTCGGAGTTCGAATCTCTCCAGTTCGGTCTTCGACATGATGCTATTGTACTTCCTCAAACAAGTTCGCATGTCAGTCATGCCGCCCTGTGAAGACTCTGAAAGAAAGTCTAACAACTCATGGTCGTTGGTGTTGTTTAAGGCACCGGGAAAGACCACCCCGATACGACCGTTGTTCTGACTGAATTGGCCCAAGCTGTAATTGGCATCCTGCACCCTAACTTGTCGTGGCTGCAAGACGAAAAGTCCATTCTTACTGAACTCTGCCGTCCAAATGATGTTCTTCTTACGTCTGTGTACTTCGAGCCAATGATTCTTCATCTGTACCTCTCTGCTTATTCCAAATCTTCAGGTCGAGATCAGCAGGGGTCGTATCCATGGCCGCTGCGATCCTCAAGAAGACCTTCTCAAGTTCGAGGTATTTATTCTTGGACGGACTCTTTCTCACATCATGCCCAGTGTAATAACTAAGCCATTCCAGAATGTGCGTGTCGAGGCAAGCGACCTGAGCATCAGGCCGGGTGTGCAAAATGAAGAACCGAGATGTCTTCATCCCAAAGCCGGGAATCGTCTCCAGTTCCTCTGGCGTACAAGTTCGCAGATCGATGTCCTTGCTCACCAAGACCTGAAGACCATCCGACTTAACCGAAGTGTTGCCAAATCGGAAATTCTCGACAAACCATCGATAGCTCTTTCGCTTCTCTGATCTGGTTGTCTTAATCGCCCCGAAGTGATCAAGAGGCGGGTGCCGTCGATAGACACAATCTGCCTCATCCCATACCAACTTCTCATTAACGGTATGGTGGCAGTATTTGAGAAAGCGATCCAGCTTAACCGCTGTCTGATTGGCATTCTTATTGAACACCATCAGGCAAAACAAAGCATACTCTTGTAGGCCCTTGTCGTTCAGTTTGTAGTTGGTGAACTTCTCGGGAACAATCATGTCGTCTTCCTTGACGGTTAGGCTTCTTCTTCGACAGCCTCCTTGGCTATCATCAACGCCTCTTGGATGGTTTCTTGAACTTCTTGTTCCTTCTCGCCATCCAGAGCGTCGAAGCTTTTGAGGTACTTCATCACCGCCTCTTCAACTTCCTCTGTTCCCAGAGCTTCGGCGATGTATCCAAAGAATTCTCGTTTCACTGAGTCACGCATCTCTCACCTTAATAGAGGTTGTCCAAGCCCAGATCGGTTTCGAAACCGCTGGTGTCTTCGTCTTGTTTGGAAGGTTCTCGCTCAGGTTCCCAGTGCGTAGTACGCACGGTTCTGGCGATAGCGTCATCAAGGCCCGGAATCTCAGATGGATCAAGTCCAGCCGTTCTCATGCTGATCTCGGCGTGCAGCTTGTCGATCTGCTTGCGTAACATATGGCCCATCGACTGAGCATTGTCGTGGTTCTTATCCCACGCACGAAGATGCTGCTTGAGTCGATTGACGATGTACTTGGCCTCAATGACTTCATCTTTGAGGGCCGTGACGACGGGATCGACCTTCGCTTTGGCTTCCGCCAGTGCAACAGCCGCACCATCCTCTTTGGCCTCAATGAATCGCTCATTGTAGAGCTTCTCGTACATAGTCTCTTTGTTCTGTAAGTTTCGCTCGGCGAGAGAAAGAAAGGCACCAAAATAGTCGTAATAGCCCCCTTCTTTCTGAATGTATTCATTCAGGGTTGTCTCGTCGAATCGAAGGTTATTGGGGTCCACGTCAACAACGTGTCCTCCAAATTCAAGTTTCTCAACACCCATGATTCTCTCCCTGTTGTGGTCTAAGTGGTTGCTTGATTATCGGCACTACTGGTCGTCTTCTGAAGGTTGAAACCGTGCTTTCGCAGCTTCTTTGGCGTTGTCAACCGCCGCCTCTTCCCAAGCGTCCTTGCCGGTGTAGTTGTGGATCGCATCGATCTCTACCTCGTCGTTTACACGCTCCTTATGAGAGTTTCGCATCGAGAGGTAGGTGTCCTTTGCAATTTGAGTAATTCTGAGATTTTCTTTGTCAAAACGCAAGAAGATCTGATATCGACTCTTGCCGTCACGTTGCTTAATAACGTAGGCACGACCCAAACCAAGCTCCTTCTCAATGTCGTTTTGGTTTAAGGAGATACATCCGTCGAGCGGACGAATCTGGCCGAACGAGTCAGCGAGATTGTTGTCGTCGATGCGGTTCTTGTCGTTCTTTTGCTCTTCTTTTGAGCCACGGTTGGGCTGCATGGCGGTGGCAAGGAACACTTGCTCTTCGGTCGCCATGCCTCTCAGATCACGCACAATGCGTTCTCTGGACTCATAAGTCTTGAGGCCGGGGATGTCCTGCATTTCGCCCACATAGTCCACGATCACGAAGTCGGGATCGAAGCCATGGAAACGCAACTGGGACAGGTATGCACGGATGGTGTTCACAGATGCCGTACCGGCTGCGAACTGCTTGATCACCAGCGGCATCGCACATTCTCTGTCGATGCCTTCCAACGTATCCAGCTTGTCGAAGATCTCTTCTTTGTGCGAATACAACATTTGGATTGGGAAACCAGTGAGGATGGCGTCCATACGATCCGCCACCTTCCGCTCGGCCAGTTCCAACGTGATGTAGACGCCCTTCTTGCCTCTCAGAAGGTTGGTGGCCGTGATGCAAGCCAACATGACTGACTTGCCGACACCGGAGCCAGCCACGATGGAGATCATTTCGCCACGCAGATAGCCGCCGCCGTTGATCTCTAAGTCGATACCATCGAGACCTGTGATGAAGCGATCTTGGTTCTCGCCCTCTTCCAACATCTCGGCATAGCGATCCCGAATGGATTGGAAGTAGTTGGTGCCCAAATCGTAGTTGGCGGTGGTGGTGACAACCTTCTCAATCTCATCATAGATCTTCTGCCAGTTCTGCTCACTCTCGGGGTTGTCATCCAAGAGCTTCAGACCTTCGTGGAAGGCTTTGCGGAACGCCTGCATCTTGGCGAAGTAGGCGATCTTGTCCATGAGATATTCACGAGCATCGAGCCCCGGCTGGAAGTAGTCGTACACGACGTTGACTTCGCCGAGATAGAATGCCAGTGATTTGTCATCCTTGGAATCGTTCTTGATCTCTTGAACGATGAAGTCCTTCTTCGGCAGCAGCCGATACTTGCGGAAGAACTGGAACGCAATAGAGCACATCTTCTGGTGTGCTTTGTTGGTGAAGTAAGCAGGCTTCACCAGATCGACCGACTGAAGCATGAATTGCCTGTCGGCCACCAGCAACGCAATGATATGTCGCTGAAACTCTTCATCCCACTTGTATCGTGCATCCAGTTCGGAATCTGGGTCTGCAAGAGTGGGGTCATTCAAAAACGGGTCATCCATTCTGTGCCTCTCTCTGGTATTTCTTATCTAACCTTATGATCCCGCCTTTGTACCAGAAACTTTAAGATGCGCCCATCTCAATCTTTGAAGAACCGGCTCTTAATCTTCCGAAGCTTCTTATGAAGCTCCTCGCAGGGTGTAACCCCTTGATCACCAAGGTATTCTGAGTCCGCCGAAATGTAGGCGTGACACTCATCTTTAAGAACCTCTTCGCAATACTTCTTGCTTCTTAACCAATCTTCCACTTCGGACAAATCCCATTCGTCCAAAGCTGCATCCACCGCCGCTCTGTACTTTGGGATCGTGTAGTACAGGCCGTGACAGATCTCGTGATCGATGGCTTCTTCATTTCCGACACCTGTGCCAATCACATAGAACTTATCGGTGCGGTAACGGAAGAGTTCGATGATCTCTTCCTCGGCTTCTGTGAGTGGATCGAAGAGACCTTGGATGAATGGCTTAAGCACCCAGTCGGGTATGTTGAAGCCGCCCCAGTCATGTTCATAGGTGTTTCCGCCGTGCTTCTGGGCGTACCAACTTTTGTACTGACCGATTGTGAATATCTTCCCCCGATACTCTGGGCCTTCATAATGCTCCTGAAACCTCATGAAAGCCAACGATACAGTGCGACCACAGACGTATTCGAGATGTGTGATGTGGTCTGTGATTTGATGCACATCTTTGAGTCCAGTCTCAGTCGTCATTGGTTGTTCCTTGGAGTGTGGGCACCGCAATTTTGATGGTGTGGAGAGCACCCTTGCTGCTTTTGTAGGTGTCTCCCATAACCCACCCACTGACACCACATCGCATCAGCGGCACAATGACACGAAGATTGGGAATGAGCCTGTGATCGGCTTCCAACTTCGTCCACTTGGCCCAGAAGATCTCTTGTGTTTCTTCTTCCCGAGGACTGGGCTCGTCGGTGAAACCAACGACAGCCTTACAACAGAAGATGCGTGTCGGGCCATCCTGAAGAACGCCCATGACCCGGATTGGGACAAGCGGATCGTACCCAGCCTCTTCCATGAGTTCACGGGTGGCAGCTTGCTCGGGAGATTCGCCTTCCTCGACCTTGCCTCCGGGGAGATTCAGCTTCCCCTTCTGCCATTCGGGTTTGTCTTTTAAGACAACGAGTGCTTGGTCGTCTGCATTGCCACGCTGGCACCAGATGATCACATAGTCTGCCACAACTTGTCCCTCCTTGGACGTGGTTCATTGTGTCATTGTATCTTAAGATACAGTTGTGACAACCACAACTCATAGGTTTTGTTGACGACGCAAAACCTCATCAATGGTGAGGTCTTTTTTGTGTCGGTTGTGATTACCGCACAGAATCACCCGGTTGCTGGGATCGTCAATGCCGCCTTTCGACTTTGCGACAACATGATCGAACTCTATGTCTGGGGAACACTGAACGTCTTCCACATGACGCTTCAAACGACAGATGAAACCTTCCAAAAGTCCGATCTCGACGACCGGCCCAATCAGCTTGGGGTTCTTTCGATAGTTGACCCATGCCAGACAAACGATGTCCTCATGGATATCTTCCAGATAGTCTGCCTGCACCCACTCGCCGCTGACATCTCGTACCAGTGTGTTGTAGAACCCCTTGTTATCGAGATACTGCTGCCGCACTTGAGATGTCAAGTAATTGCGATTGTTGCGGATCATCCACCAGTTGTCGCTCGACAATCCATTCTTTGCCTTGGCGATTTTGATTCGCTCGAATTGATGACCCTCTTCCATCAGCATTCTCACGTTTTCTCTTACCCTGTGAATCGCCACATACAGGGGCACTTCTGTAACTTTCATGGTTTCCTCCTGTCAGAATCCAAGGATGATAGTCAAGAAGTAAAAATGCGCCAACCTTGATCTTAAAGAAAAGAGCCCGGCCATTACTGACCGGGCTGCAAGTTGGTTTTGACCTTTCGGTAGCCTTGGCTATGCTGCTTCTGAGTTGTGTCCGGGATAATCTGTTGGTGGGAGAATCTCGGTTGTGTGACCCCCATGAGACAGTGCCCATGGTTGAGGCGTTGGAAGGCCCTCAGCCTCTCTCCACTTCTTCCAGAAGTGGTGGAGGAAAATCTTCCCTGCCTTGCGTCTCGCTCTCCGTTCTGCATGATACAGAGATTGAACACGCCGCTCAGATTTGTTTTTCTTGGCATCCTCTTCCATCTGCGTGAGAGATTTCGCCTTCTCTTCATCATAGATGTCACGATAGACAGGCGAGCGATGCTTGATGAACTGATCTGGGATCAACTCACAAACCAGTGTCTTCAATTTGCAATTCCAATTCGAAGCCTGCCCCTTCTGGCGACGAACGCACTTGCCGCCCTTGACATGCACGCCGCAATAGGCATACAAATCCGACACATTGTCGAAACGGCTGATGTCGTTGACGTAAGAAATCAGACCCGCAGCGAGTGCAGGCCCCAAGCCCTTGACATGACTCATGAACTCAGTCCATACTTTGTAGTTCTTGAGTTCTTTCTTCATCTTGTTGAGAAGGGTCGTTTTTGCCTTCTCCAAAATCTCAAGATATTCCTGATTGTCCTCGTCCTCAGACGACCATTGACGGTTTTTGACAGCGGTAATCTCTTTGGTCAACTGGTGGTAGTTCGTCTGCAATTGTCGAAGTTTTGAATCCGATTTCATAGGACGAAACTTCTGAGGCGACTGTTGGTAGAGATCATAAATGATGATGGCATCATTGTCGTCTGTCTTCGGGTAAGCATACTTATCCCGATATTCAGCAGTGGCGTTGGGGGAACATCTCAAAACATCGATCCCCTCTTCCAAAAAAGGTTTCGCCTTTTTATTTGGAATGTTCTCTGCCACGATCACCATTCCCTCTTGGGGCTTTGGCATCTTGTGCGTCATCTTCTTCCCATCCCAGACGGAAAGCTTCTCTTCGGTATGGCTCCAGTCAACTGCGTAGATCTTGGTGATCATCGTTTCTTCCTTGAAAAGAGTAATTTAAGATGAGCACAATACTTTAAGACACAAAATGCGCCAAGGCCAAAATTAAAGAACCCAGACCAACAGGTCTGGGTTCGCACAATTGCCATGGCTTTTCAGCAAGACCTGAAATGGCTCACACGCCTGATATGGCCTTTCGGCAAGAACTGGAATGGTTCACACGCCTGATATGGCCTTTCGGCAAATGGAATGTGGTTCGCACCCCGGTCGGGATCTTTCGAAAACGTATGTATTGGCTCGCAGTAAGTAGATGGCATCTCTGCACGCTCGGAGTGGCTCACATCGAAGCAGTGGTCTTTCGACAACATGCAGGTGGTTCACACGTTTGCTCTGGTCTTTCGACAAAGCAAAGCTGGTTCGCATAAAAAAGATGGCCTCTCGGCATATGGTAGTTGGCTCACACGTCGTGGGTGGCTTTTCAGCAAAACTACATTGGTTCACAAATGAGGAGTGGCTTTTCAGCATTGCTTCCCGTGGTTCGCCATCTTATACAATAACTGAAACAAAAAAGGAAGCCCGGTTCTTAATGAACCGGGCTTCCAAGGGGCGACTTGACGCCGCTCTCCACCAGCTTCGCAATCAGTCGGTGTGTGGCCTTTCGGCACCTCGGCGTTGGACTACGAAGCAACTCCAAGATAGTCATACTCGCTCAATGACACAAGGCCATGTCGAATCGCTTTCTCTCGGGTGATCTTCTTGCCGAGACTCTTACAGGCATTCCAGATGATTTGTTTTGCGTAAGTGAAGAACTTCGCATCCATCTGGACAGGTCTCAGCTTGTTGGGTCGATCTTCTTTGGGAACATGCTTCTTGACCAGTCGGTCGAGTAGTTGTTCTTGGAACTCGCCGAACTTCTGCCGATTGGCTCCGTGGCGGCGACGATCATCCCACAACTTTTGGAGCGAAAGTACGACTTTCTTAATGAATGGGTCTTTCGCATGTTTCTCAAGAGCTTCGAAGCAGGACTCGATGTAAGTCTGCCTCTTGTAGTATGACCCGGCTCGAATCAGGGCGATGCGAAGTTCTTGAACATCATCTTCGCCCAGTGGGTCTTTCGAAAAGTAGTTCTGTGCATTCTTCTTCTTCAATTGCCATGCAGCATAGTAGCACAAGTTGCCAAACTTTTCATCGAGGAGCTTGTATTCTGGTTCCGTGATCGGGAACTTGTTTACGATGGTTTCAAGGGTTTGCAACTATCCTCCTAAAATTTCTTTCATAGAAGGGATGGCTGGGCAACTAATGTTTTGGTCTTTCGACAGAAACTATCTGGCTCCAGCCATCCCTCATTTCCAAAGTACCTTCATGTTGTTGAGACGAACGCCAAATTTCACCTCAACCTTCATACGAAGCCCCGGACACAACCGGGACTCTGTTTCCAGTGTTTGCTTGATGATGTCATAGGTTTCCTTGGCTTGTTGGACGGGGGTAATCATCCCGTAACCATCGTGGACACTGAAAGCAATGTCCGTCTCTGGCCCCAAGGCATTGTGTAAGTCAATCAACTTCTCTTGGCACACGGTAGCCGCTGGGGCTTGTACCACAAAGTTGCGTGCAAGGTAGGCTTCTTCGTTCTTGAAGATTCGAGGACGACCAAAGTAGTCTTTGACGATTCCATGTTTAGCCTGCTGTTGGGCGTTTTGAACCCATTCGGTCGCAGTCTTGAAATTGGAGTGGATTCGTCCAATCAACTCTGTCCCTACCGCCTCACTGATACCTAAGTTGGATGCGAGCCCTCTCGGACCACACCCGTACATCACAGGCAAAAACAATCTCTTGGAGAGATTGCGTTTGATCTCTGTGTCGCAGTTGTCTCCCGTCACGATCTTGTAGATCGCACGGTGGAGATCTTCACCCGATTCGAGGATCTCCAGCAACCGTTCATCGCCACTCAACCACTGAAGCACAGTCACTTCGCAGTGCCGATAGTCAGCGGTGACAAATCTGAGGCCGTACCCTCTCGGCTTCATGACCTGTCTCACATCTGGCCCCATGGTTTGGGGCAGATAGCAATGGGTGAACGCCTTGCGGCAGTTCATGCGTCCGTTGATCTGGCCCTCGATTTCGTAACAAGGGAACTCAGACTTTCTGGTCGCTTCATTGAGTAATGCTGTGTTCTCAATGGCTGGGAGCACTCTGAGAAACAGCGGTTGATGAATGGCTTTGTAAACCCGTTGCCAGCCACCACGCTTAACAACGAGCTTGGTTCTATCTATGGCCTCACCGATGTTTTTTGGCCCCGTCAAATGGATGCCAAGAAAATACTCAATGGGCTTCAGATCGATGCAGTTGTTGCGTGGCGTTACAAATTTTGGATTGTAGTGGTGAGCGTAACTGACAAGTGATTTCAAGTTCCAGCAGTAGAGTCGTTCAACCTTTTCGGGGTCAAAGATGGTGGCGTCGAGGATGCCAATCACGCCGATGACGTTCTGAGGATTTACCTCGAACTCCAACCTCCCCTTCGTTGAGGAGATGTGAATCTTTCCGGGCGCACCGGCAGTGAAGTCCAAAGCCTCGGGTTCCGTTCTGAGGAACACGGCCTTGGTCCCACTGAGCAAGTCGGTGATGTGCCAAGAAAGTTCATGTAGTTTCATGCTCCCATCTTACCCAACCGGGACATTTTTGGACATAACAAACTTCGCAAGTCCTGAAAGAACACCCTGTTACACTTCGGCGCATAAGGGGTGCCATGGTTCTTGATCATAGTAGAAGTAATTAAGCTGAGCTTAAAGTCCCTTAAGATATAGGGCCAAAAATGCGCAGCTTCTTCCGTAACCGTCTGGGGTGACTGAACTAAATTACCCAAACAGCCTATGACCAGAATTTCATTCGCAGGTCAAGCGATGGTTGTTAGAACCTCCTAACCAACATTCCCGGTTCGTGGCTCCACCTACCGAGTTCCTCAAGGGAACATACAACGAACCCCATGGCACCGGTGGAATTAGGATGTTGGCCGACCTCGGTTCTTGGCACAGAGGCATTGGATTCCCCTTAGAAATCCGCCCGGTTGCGGTAAGACCTACCCGCTGCCAAGGTTTTTCGTCGGACTCCAAGCGACCATCAAGGCCCAGAGCTACCCGACCTGTAAATTTTGCGCAGTATCTTCCAGTAATCTCAGTATCGTCATCATATCCGAAATACTTTAAGGAATCAAGACCTTTCGGACGAAAATTCTTACAGAAACTCGACTTGGCGCAAGTTTGTCTTAAAGATACCATGGGTCGAGTTATGAGCCATAGATACTTTCATGGGAAACGATCCATTGAGATTCGACGCAATTTTCGAGTGGAAAATGACGGACGACGAGGCCGCAACATACAAGATTGCGTGCATCTACGAACGTGAGTTCCTTAAGATTTTCAGCAAATCCAGAGAAGAACTCGACGGCCAAACCATTCGAAGAAATACTCTACCAAAACAACGAGATCCCAGAAAGTCGAACCTCTTCCGCTACTGCTGGAAACTCCGTCGTGAAACTCGGGGACTGCTCGAAAGTGATCAGTTCCAACCCTATATCGTGGCGAATCTTACGATCATTAAGATGAACAAGGGGCACGTCGAGCCCAACTGTATGTGTGGGTACAAGGCTTGGGCCAGATGGAAGCTGCACGAGCGTTGGGTCAGAGAGAAAGCCAGTGAAAACGCCGCCGAAGCACCTCGCCCCAGTGGAGCCTCAGACCAGAAGGTCTGCATGGCAATTGACCAAACGAAGAAGTTTCTGTACGAAAAATGCGATGGCGATCCAACACCTGAGAAGATCAACAACTTCTTAGAAAACGGATTCCTGAAGCTATGGGTTGCGACGGGCAAGATCTCACCCTACTACTGCGTGATGTCCCCACTCTTACAAGACAAAGTGGGCTATCTCTCAGAAGTTTGCTCGTTCGACCCGGTTCTTGTCCGTGAAAGGATCACGGCAGGTGTGAAAACCTACTTCAAGGAAGAGTTCGAACATGAGTACAAGCCACAGCGATTGGGTGCTTGAATCCAACATTTGGGATATCGGCGGCAATGACGACTACCGAGAACTCCAAGTCGAGGCCACCAACGCACTTCACCCACTTTTCCAATATGCCTTGGCTGAAGATGAGTTCTATGACATTTCGGCAGCCGAACTTTACGGCATGATCTGGGCGTGGAAACCCCGCACAATGTTGCTGGCAACCACAAATCCGATCATGGTTGCCTTGCTTTACGAGGACGAACTTGATCCACCAGACTATTATCAGATAGAATGGGATGAGTTCGAGCTTTTGAAGAGTTTCTATGTCGGAAGCGGAATCAGGCCCGAACCCGACGATCCCATCAATTGGTCAGAGGAAGGGTTTTAATGCACGTTGCGTTCATTTTTGTGGGCGTGGCACTTTTGGTCATCATCTGGACGATCTATCTCATCAGAAACGCCATGGATGACAGCGACGAAGACGACTACTAAGCCGCTTGCTGTCCCAACAAGTACAAATTGGTTTCATGCGAAGAAGCAGTTGCCATCAGAAAGTCATCCAGACCGAGAGACAACTCTTTCCGCTGTGACATCGTGTCGTAGGTGTATCTCAACAACGCTTGAAAGTCTTTCTCGGACTTGATCGCCGTAGCGATCTCGTTGCCTCTCCACTCCTTCAACCACTTCTCGGCTCGGTCCATCGAATCCATTCGCTCAACAGATTCGGCCCCAAAGTAACCCACCATCTTCTCGGCCATGGTGTCGATCTCGTCGCCCAACCCACCATAGATGCGTTCATACAAGAGATGAAGTTGGTAGAAATTGCTACCCTTGGCCTGCCAATGCAAACTTTGGAATAGCCAACTCTGGGCTCGCAACGCACCCAGCACCTCTTTCAGTAGCTCAAGGCCGCTCTTCCCACGCAATCGGTCGATCAGCTTGCCTTCGACGCTGTTGGCTGGGGTGGATGCTTCGTTGATCGGACGGATCTCTTTGCAGTATGGCTGTGACATTTCGATTCCTTAGTAGTATTTGAAGTGAACTGCCAGACACTCCGAGATCTCTTCCCGACTTTGTGTCGGAAAGAAGTAAATGTCCAAGTCACTCTCCATAATGTTCCAAGAATGAGGTCCGCCAACCGGCGATTCGATGTTGTAATTGAAGACACGAATCGTGCCCTGATCTCGGTCATATGCAACGACCGTTTGGTTTTGCTCAACTCTTCTTTGGTCTTGAGCTTCCAGACCGTGCCCTCGCACACCAAGTGTCAAGATGTAGACGTTATCGTTGACCTTTTTGATGCCCTCGGGAATGAAGATGTCTTTAGAAACCCTCTTCATCTTGTTATAGATGTGTGTCACAAGGCTATCGAGGTCGTGGTAGTCTTCCAAAGGAGCGTCCAATTGTCCTTGGTAATACTTCTCCAAGTGCTCGTAAATTTCCTGCGAGACAGCATCTTCCAGCCCCCCGTATCCACTTCGATTCAACTGGAACATCCTCTTCGTGACCCAACGGGGGTTGCCTGTCTTATCCACGCCAAGCCGCTTGATGTAGAAGGTGAGGCCAGTATCGACTTCCAGACGAATTGCGCCCGGCTGACTGCCCCACTGAATTTCATTCACAAACCGACTCATGGGAATCTGATGTCCAATCGGCTTTTTGGACAGCAAGTCCATCATCAATTCTAAGTTGAACTGGTTGATAGGCTTACTTAACATATTATCATCGGCCCGCTCAGTCGCTCGCTCCTGATCGAATCCGAATATGTCTGTCGCTTCAAAATACGTCTTGAACCTCATACCAGTATGTAGTAGATTCAAGCAGTTTTGTGGCACTCGAAGGCGTCAGGGAAAGACCATGAGTATTCTCACGACCGAAGACTTCATCAACGTGGGCGAGTGGATGGAGTCAATTGCCGGGTTTGATAACGCCAATCGTCCCACCCAGACCTTAAAAAACAAGGTTCTCGCATCGGTCTTTCTCGAACCTTCCACCCGCACACGCCTCTCTTTTGAGGCCGCAATGTGCCGTTTGGGCGGAAAAGTGATCACCGTGGCAGACGGCAAGATGAGTTCTGCCATGAAGGGGGAGACGCTTTACGATACCCTCATGACTGTCGGCCAATATGCCGATGGAATCGTCGTGCGAAACCCAGAGGCTCTGGGAGCACCGTCTCGCTGGGCAAACCTACCCTGCCCGATCATCAATGCGGGAGACGGTGCCAACCACCATCCCACGCAAGCTCTGCTCGACGCCTACACCATCTGGAAGCACAAAGGCACACTGGAGTATCTCAAAATTTGTGTTGTGGGAGACTTGGAGAATAGTCGTGCCATCCGGTCGTTCGTCGATCTGATGGGCCGTAATGCCAGCAATGTCATCTTCTCCTTCAACAGTCTGGAAGACAAACAGCTTCCGAAACGATTTGGAGCATCGGCTCAGATCCATCATCTGGGGAACCAAGAAGAGTTCGACCATCATCTTCCCGAGTTCGACGTGCTCTATCTCAACCGTGTTCAGACAGAACGGCATTTGGATCGAGTGGACGGACTTGCCACCCTGTTGTTCGCTGGGTTTGCGTTCGGAAGTTTCAGACTCAATCTGAGCCACATGTCGTCGTTGAAGCGAGACGCTCTGGTGATGAATCCGGGGCCTCGATTGCAGGAACTACCGCCTGACTTTGACAACGACCCAAGGGTTGTCTTCTTTGAACAGGCAAGGAACGGGGTGGCCGCTCGGATGGCCGTACTCTCCACTGTTATGCAGTAGATCGTTCCAGTCCCCGAAGGGGAATGTTCTCTGCTGGTAGTACGGATGCAATTTTTGGAATTCCATGTCTCGAACCTGCTTGGCCGCAGCATTGGTGAGATTGTCGTTCCACTTCTCTTGTTGACGACGCTTCTGCTCCCAGCCTTGTGAGACGGCGGGATCAGCTTGTGGGGCCATCTGCATTCCCTGTTCGGGTTCTGGCTCTGCTGAATTAAGACGCCCGGCTTCGAGTTCTGCCAGCGTCACATCGTAATTCTGGTCGCCATAGACACTGATGCTAAACTCGGCATCGTCGGCCAGATACTCGTCGATCTCTCCGATTCCTCTGGCGATCACTTGCATATCGTGGGGCGTCAGGGACGCACTCTCGATGTTGTTGCCAGCAACTCGCTTCCAACCCCATTTCATGATGGCGTATTCTCTGGCATCCCCAAATCCATTAGCAAGATATAGCTTCTCTTCGGCATTTTGAGGGTCGCTCTCCATCATCTTCTGTAAGATGATGGGATCTGCACCCTCATCGTCATAGAGTTCTTCTAGGGGTGCTCTTTCTTCGGGGGTTGAATCGTCGAGGATTTCTTGGACGATCTTTGCTTTGGTCTCATCCCAGTCAGAGAACTCAGGCTCGGCATCGACACCAAATTCATCGGCAATTTGCCCCTGAAGTTGCATAATGACATAGCCTTCGTGATTGTAGTCGCCCACATCCCCATCAGCGTACATGACGGAGCCATCATCGGTGATCCAGTATTCACCGTTGAGTTCATAACGCTTTTCGTCCCAGTTTTCGATCCAAGCCTTAAATCTCATTTTCTCCCTCGTTACTTCTATATACTTTGCCATGGGTAATTTCAGAAATTGGTTCGAAGCTCTGGAGAGCGACAAAGATAAGCAGATTCAAGGCGTTTGGGCCGACACATTCAAAGCATTGGGTGTGGGCGGTTTAAGCGACGAAGATGCCGCACATCAATCGTTATCAAAGATCACATATGGGGCTCGCAGACCCAGCGATAGTGGGATGTCCACTTTCAAGGGGAAACGTGCCACATACAAGCGACTTGAAAACGGCCAGATTTTCAACCGACTGCAACAAATCGGCGATCCCGAGTTGAACAAAAACATTGAGGACACCAAAGCTTGGTTGGGCCAGAATGATGTTAAGGACAACGGCGACACAACTATCAGCACACTTCTGCAAAAACTATTCGGCCCACGTCACTTTGAACAACTGATTGATGCTGACGTGCCTCATGTAGACGCCAAACTCACCAAGGCTCCTGCTCAGCCTCCCAAACAAGATATGGGAATGCAGCAACCAGAGCCAATGCCACAAATGGATCAGGGTCCAGAGATGCCTCCTCAGCCACCTCAGTCTCCTGCTCAGCAGCAACAGAACTCACCCAAGCAACCAATGCCACCAGTGGGTCAGCCGATGCCGCCAATGGGCATGTGATTTGAGTTTTCTTAAAGAATGGGGTAAGCTATGTCGTGTTGTGGAGGAAGGTCTGGGCGCAGCCGTGCCGGAATTTCTCGAAGTCGTTTGAGAAAACCACCCAAGCAAGTTCAGGCCCAACAAGTAAAGGCTCAAATGGCTCAGAAAGTGGGTCCGCCTGTGGCAAAGTTCTTACTGGTTCGGCCACAATTCTTTGGAATCAGCTATTCCATCAACCCTTGGATGAACACCAGCAATGACGCTGACCGTCCCAAGGCTCTCCATCAATGGAATCAACTTGATGGAACTCTCAGAAGACTCAAAGCCCAAGTGCGTCATCTCGGTCCTCGTCGAGATCTCCCGGATATGGTTTTTACAGCCAATGCCGGGTTTTTTATTAAGGGGACAGAGATCGTCGTATTGTCGAATTTCAAACACAATCAGCGGGAGCCCGAAGAGTTTTGGTTCGAGAGGTACTTTGAGAGCGAGGGGTACTATGTTCGAAAAATCAATAACCATTTTGAAGGGGCTGGGGATTGTCTATATCTTGGCGATAAGCCTGTTGGTGGGTATGGTTTTCGCAGTGATCCAGCCGTATATGAGACTCTCGTTCCCGGAGTCGTGGCATGTGAACTCGTTGACCCCTACTTCTACCACCTTGACACTTGCTTTTGTCCTCTTGAGGGAATGGATTATCTGATCTGGCCCGGAGCCTTCTCGTCCGATGCGTTGCAGAAGATCAGAAGTCTTGGCGGCAACGAAATCGATGTTCCTGAGAATGAAGCACGACAGTTTGCTTGTAATGCTGTAGTTGTCGGCAAGAACGTCATTCTTCCTTCTGATTGCCCAACCACTGAAAAGAAACTTCAGAGTGCCGGATATACGACCTTCCCATTGGAGATGTCTGAATTCATTAAGTCTGGTGGAGCCTGCAAATGTCTCACATTGAGACTCCCTTAACGTGAGGTAATGATGGCAGGATTTCGAAAAAGAACACTTGGCCCCGGACAATATGAGATGGTCCCTGATGAGGATGTCGCTCCAGAAGAGTTGAAAGACACTGGGTGCGGAAAAATTCTGGTGGGTTCAATCTTCATTAACGACAGCGAGCAACAATGCAAGTGGCTCGATCTTCAATTGTCGTTTCTTAGAGAGACCACGACCAATTTCCATCACGCCGCCGTGGTGTTCAAAAAGACCACCGATTACTTCCAGAATCACACTCATGTCATTCCATTTAATGGAAAGCCTTCTATGAATAGTGCGGCGCACATCATGGGCCTTAAGATTGTTCTGGATCATTTCAAGAGTGTTAGAAACCAATACAGTTGGTTCTTGTTTCTCGACAGCGATGCGTTTCCCATTCGCAAGAACTGGCTGTCAATACTTCAAGCCAAAATGACAGGCTATGATGTGGCAGTGCCCATTCGGTTCGAAAATCTCGAACAACGACTACACGCATCCATTCTGCTTTCTCGGAAAGAAGGCTTAGAGAACCTTAACTTTGGCTCTCGTAAAATTGGCACAGATCTTCTTAGAGGAGTCGAGAACGATGTGACTATTGGAAAGTATCAGGATGAATTCCGTAGTAAGGCTTATGTGCTTATGAGATCAAACCAATACAACGTCAACCCTCTTCTTTGCGGCGTTTACTATGATATGTTCTACCACCATTGTTGCGGATCGGGTCGATCTTACAACATGCGTGGCAGGAATTATTGGAATCATGTGGCCCCAATGGGCACAGATGTCGGCAAGTTTACTGATGAGTTGATGGAAAACCCCAAGAAGTTCATTGCTAAGTTGGCCGGATGGAATCCCGGAAGTTACCCTGCGGAGGAAAATTGAATATCCCAATGTTTAAGGTCTTCATGGCCGACGATGCCCCAGACCTCGTGAGAGATGTCCTTGTGTCTGGGTATGTTGGACAGGGACCAAAAGTCGAAGAGTTTGAAGAGGGTCTGCGAGCATTCACCGGCAACCCTTATGTCTGCACCGTCAATTCCGGCACATCCGCATTGCACTTGGCTCTACATCTGATCAAAGATGATAAAGAGCCTTGGCGTGACGAAGTTCTAACCACCCCTCTTACATGTACAGCCACAAACTTTCCGATCCTAGCAAATGGATTGAAGCTCAAGTGGGTGGACATCAACACCGAAACATACAATCTTGATCTCGATGATTTAAGACGCAAAATTTCAGAACGAACCCGAGCCATCATGGTCGTCCATTGGGGCGGCTATCCGTTGGATCTCGACGAACTGCGAGACATCCAAGATGATTGTGAGCGGTTGTACGGTTTCCGCCCACCAATCATAGAAGACTGTGCCCACGCAATGGGGGCCACCTACAAGCGGAAGGTAGTCGGCAACCACGGCAACATCTGCATGTTCAGCTTTCAAGCCATCAAACATCTCACAACCGTCGATGGCGGAATGCTTGTGTTGCCCAGCGACGATCTGTACCAGCGATCCAAGCTACTGCGGTGGTTTGGTCTGGACAGAACTCGGAGTGCTGACTTCCGCTGCGAACAGAACATCAAAGAGTGGGGATACAAGTTCCAGATGAATGACATGACGGCAGCAGTTGGCATTCGCAACCTTGTTCATCTTCCATGGATCTTACAACAACATCGAACCAACGGTCACTTCTTTGACGAACAACTGAAGTCGATCCCCGGCATCATGGGTGTGCAAGAGCACAAGCCTGACAGAGAGTCAGCGTACTGGGTTTACACGATGTTGATCGATGACCGAGATGGGTTCATGCGAAAGATGAAAGAGAAGGGTATCGCTGTCAGTCGAGTTCATGATCGCAACGACAAGCACGAGTGTCTTCGTGAGTATCGCACGTTGTTGCCCAACACTGATTACGTCTGTCGAAATATGTGCTGCATCCCGAGTGGTTGGTGGGTCGGCCAAGAAGAACGGGAATACATCTTGGATTGCATCAAGCAGGGGTGGTGATGGTTTCATTCCGAAAATTGGAACGGGCCGACTTACCCCGACTTCTGAGCCTCAAGCTGGAGAGTTTTGAGACGACACACCATGTCACGATTGCGAACATGGAAGATCAGGAACGCTGGTTCAATTCTCTCGACCATCACGTTCACACACCACGCAGTCTTGCGTTGATTGGTTCCTCAGAAGAGGCGTCTGATTTCGGTCTCATCAAAGTCACGGGAATCGACTGGGTAAGCCGCTCGGCTGATCTGGCTTGGGATGTGTTCAAGGAGCACCGTGGCAAAGGTCTTGGCAAGCCACTTGTCACGGCTGGCGTCCGGTACTGCTTCGACATCCTCAATCTCAGAAGACTGACGGCGGAAGTGCTGGAAAACAACCCTGCCTCCACAAAGTGCGCACTTGCGGCTGGTTTTGTGCAAGAAGGCGTAAAAAGGGCTGCTGTCTTCAAAGGCAATGTCTACCTCAACAGCGTCGTTTACGGAGTTCTGAGGTAAGTCAAAAATTTGGCTTTACAACCAAATCTCTTTCGGCTATAACATGTGCGACCCCTTCCTCACGGAGTTGGAACATGATCGAGACGCCGAAGAAAGACAAGCTGATCGCCGCTGTCAAAGAGTACGCTCTGGAGTTTGCCCCAGAGGGTCAACCCTTCATTCTGAAGAGCGGGGCTTCGTCGATGTTCTACCTCGACTGCCGCAATCTGCATCTCACCCCGGTTGGTCTGCATCTGGTCGTCTGCACGCTGTGGCAGATGATGTCATCGTTGAAGTTCGATGCTTTTGGTGGCCCATGTGTGGGGGCCGATCCGATCATCGGTGGACTCACCTTCTTTGCTGGGATGGCTCCCAGTCCTCAACGCTACACGGGCTTCATGATTCGTCCCGAATCCAAGGACCACGGCAAAGGTGGTCGGATTGTCGGGCCACTGAAGGAAGATGCACGTTGCATCATCATTGAAGACGTGGTAACATCCGGTGGCTCATCAATTGGAGCCATTGAAGCAGTCGAAGATTTCGGGGCCAAAGTTGTCCACGTTTTCTCAGTAGTAGATCGACTGCAAGGAGGAGCGGAGCGTTTTGCAGAGAAGGGAATCCCGTACACACCGCTTCTTACAATCAACGATCTGGGAATTGCCTGAACAGGAGCAAGGATGCTTAAAAAGATCATATCAGGCGGTCAGACCGGAGCCGACATTGCTGGCTTAGAAGTCGCCAAGAAGTTTGGGTTACAAACTGGCGGCTGGATGCCCTTCGGCTTCAAGACTCTGGATGGCTGCAAACCAGAGTATGCGGAGATGTATGGCATCGTTCCGCACCACTCCTCAAGCTACGTCCCACGCACCCGGCTGAACGCCAAGACGGGAGACGGGACGATCCGCCTTGCCTACGACTTCGATTCAAAGGGAGAGGTGTGTACCTTACGAGCGATCAAAGATTTTGGAAAACCACATTTTGATGTCGATTTGAATGATCCGCCGCCCGTCGCTGACGTTATTGCATGGTTGGAAGAGCACAACATCGAGACATTGAATGTGGCAGGGAACTCGGAACAAACTGCCGAGGGGACGCACGAGGCTGTCTCAGCGTACCTAACGGAATTACTGTCAGAATTAGGTCTCACGGATGCCAGAGGAAATTGATGAAACATGCTCACATTGCGGAAAACGATACAACATCGAATGGACTGGCTACCGCCGAGACGGTCGGCACTTTTGCGGGAAACCTGAGTGCGAAGAGGATATGGAGAAGAGAGGCTTGAAAGAGCCAAAAAAGAAAGATAGGCGGTGAACTGATTCGCCGCAGTCGTGTCATGGATAAGACACGACTTCATCCACATGGACGTGAACAATGGACAAAACACTGATCATCATGCGGGGACTCCCGTGGACCGGGAAATCCTATCGAGCAAAAGAACTGGCAGGCGACGACGGACTGATTTTCAGTACCGATGACTATTGGTACGAAGTCAATAAACCGGACAAGCCCGACGAATACTCCTTCAACCCCCGGTTTTTGGGAGCCGCACACAAATGGAACATCCTGCGAGCACAGCGGGCAATCGACATTGCCACTCCGCTCATTATCATTGACAATACGAATACCACGGCATCGGAGCCTCAGCCCTACGTCCAGTATGCTGACTGGCAGGAATACAAAATTTGTATTGAGGAGCCGACCAGTGAACGGTGGCAAGAGATTGCACAACTGCTCACCCGGAAACGTGACAACAAGAAGGAACTCAAGCAGTGGGCCGAAAAGCTCGCTGAAGGAAGCAAGGAAACCCACAAAGTTCCAGCGTGGGCAATCGAACGAATGATGTGGCGGTGGCAATGTGGCCTTACCGTCGAACAAATTCTGGAATCCAAACCACCTCAGTAAACCAAGGGAGGGAAGTCATGAAGCGACTAACATCCGTTGTCGCAATGCTCGTCGCATTGTTCTGCGTGGGCAATGCCCAAGCACAACAGCAAACCGCCAAGGGCCTCATCGGTGATGTGGCTGTTGGGCCACCGCCGACAACCACAGGGGAAGTCAACGTCCCGATCATTCTGTGGGGCGGCGAAGCTGCAACTTTCTGGGCCAATGGTGGAGTTTCAACAACCAACGACTCCATCTATGGTCAGTCCGGTCTCAAGATCAAGTTGACGCCGGGCGACGATTCCATTCAACAGGCGAGGGACTACATCAGCGGCAAGTCGCCAATGTATCGTGGCACCTATCGCATGGCGTGTCTCTTCGCCGAGCAATTCAACGCCGATGCTCGCACGAAACCCGTGATGATCATGCAACTCAGCTACAGTCTGGGCGATCACATGGTTGCCGTTGAACAGATCAAGACGTTGAACGATTTGCTCAAGCCGCTCAATGGGAAGAAGGTGCGTGTCGCTCTGCAACAAGGCGGGCCGCACTTGGGACTCGTTGAAGACTCACTGAAGTCAGTTGGCGGCAAGTGGTCAGACATCGAAGTTGTCTGGACGAAGAACCTCACAGGGGATGACAGCCCGGCTGCTGCGTTGCGAGAAGGCAAATGCGATGTGGCTTGTGTTGTCACGCCTGACATGATCGGCCTTTGCTCTGGCATCGACCAGAAAGGTTCTGGTGCTGAAGGTACTGTCAAGGGATCGCATGTCGTTAACTCGACAGCCACGATGAGCCGCTCGATTGCCGACGTGTACCTTGTCCGCAAGGACTTCTTTGATGCCAACAAGGAGTGGGTGCAGAAATTCGTCACCGGCTACTTGAAGGCAACCGAAGCTGTCGTCACGGCTCGCAAGGATTACAGCGAGAGCAAGAAGGTTCCTCAGTACACAACCGTCATGACTCAGATGCAGACGTTCTTTGGAGCGGAAGCTCTGCCGACGATTGAAGAAGATGTTCACGGATTGATTCTGGACTGTGCCTTCGCACGCATCCCCGGCAACGAAGTCTTCTTCAACGACTCCAACAATCTGACCGGCTTCGCTGCCAAGCAGACTTCTGGTTTGCAACTCGCCGTCGATCTCGGGTACTCGACTCAGAAGTTGGGATTCGAGACTGCTGGGTGGGATTACAAGGCAATCTCAGAAGCGGCTGGCGTGAAGTACGTCAAACCCGTCTATGCGACAGGCCGTATTCGAGCCGAGGTTGCGGACTTTGGGAACGACTTGGATAGCTCGACGATTTTCTCGTTCGAGATCAACTTCCAGCCTGAACAGACGACGTTCTCGCTGGAGACATACGCTTCCGACTTCAAGCGGTTCTGTGAAGCACAGGCCACTTACGGAAACGCAGCCATCATCATCGAAGGCCACTCCGACCCTACGCTGGCACTCCAGCACTTCTATTGGTCGGCTCGGGCGGCAGGTTTGTTGACTGGCGACAACGGCCAGTACAAATTCAACGGACAACCTCTATCGCTGACGGAAACGTCTGCCATCATCAATGCCATCCAGAACACCAATCTGGCAGGTCAGAGACGTGTGGATAGTGATGGCAAGACGGTAGAAATTCCTGATCCGAAGACAACCGTTGCGGCGGCTCTGACACTTTCTCAATCACGAGCGACTTCTGTGAAGAAAGCGATTGAGGAGTTCGCCAAGAACAGTGGCTACCAAATTGACCTGTCGGCAGTGTTGCCGCACGGCGTCGGCATTGCTCAGCCCATCAACGCTCGTCCTCGAAACATGGCTCAGGCCAAGGAAAACATGCGAGTGGTTTTCCGAGTGGTTCGTGTCAAGGCTGAAGCTCTGTCCGAAGATGACTTCAACTTCGACAAATAATCATTCCTGTCCCCGTGCCGCAGTCACCCGCACGATTAGCTGCGGCACGGAGGACAGTTTCAGGAGACCCACATGGCAACTTCAACCAAACCTATGATCCCCACCAAAGTCAAGCTGATTGGCGGCGGCATTCTGCTGGTCTTGCTGATCGGCTTGGGATATATCAAACTCGGCAACGTCACCTATTCAGAGGGCGAGCGGTCGGGCGTCATCACCAAGTTTTCCCACAAAGGGATGATGGTCAAAACGTGGGAAGGCGAACTGAACATGGGCGGCTTCGATCAAGGTGGAGTCGCAAGCGTGTGGCAGTTCAGTGTTGATGACCCTGAAGTTGTCACAAAGCTTCAAGAAGCTCAACGGGCCGGTGGTCGATGGACCCTGCATTACCGCCAACAGTTCATGGCTCAATCATGGAAGGGACAAACCGACTATTTCGTCATCGGGGTTGAACCCGCTGGCAATAACCCGAACCAACGCTAAGGAAGGGAGTTCGACATGAGAAGTCTGATCCTCGCCGCCTTGGTGGTTTTAACTACCAGCGTGGCTCAAGCTCAGCAAACCGATTCAATCGTCATCGTGCTCGACACCTCGGGTTCGATGGGCGATTCAATGAGTGGTGGCAAGACTCGAATGCAGGTGGCTCAGGATTCACTGATCACCGTGTTGAAGAATACGCCACCCACTACAAAAGTTGGAATCCTCACCTTCGAGGGGTGGATTTATGATCTCCAGAAGGTCAACCAGCAACAACTTGAAGCGGCGATCCGAAGCACACGACCGGGCGGCGGAACACCGTTGTATGAGTACCTTCGAGCGGGCGCAACCCGGTTGCTTGAAGAGCGACAGTCGCAGAATAACACCGGTTACTACAAGTTGATTGTCGTCACCGATGGACAGGCTGGTGATGATAGCCTGAACCGTGAGAGTCGGTTCTCAGATGGATCGACAAAGCCCGGCGTTCTGACAGACATCATCAGCCGCAATCTGATCGTGGATGTCATTGCACTCGACATGGGCGAAGACCATGACCTGATGAGGCTGAACAACGGTGCCGACATGAAGGGGAACGACCCTGCCAGTCTCACTTCATCGATCCGTAAGGCCGTCGCTGAGGTTGGTTTCGGCAACCAGAAAGACACGTCCGAATCTGCCTTCAAGGAATTGGACGGACTGCCTGACGATTTCTGTCTGGCTGCCATCAAAGGACTGACGACATTCCGCAATCATCCGATTGGAGAGAAGCCGCCAGTTCCGATTGTGCAAGCAGATGGAACAGTGACGATGCAGCCCGATCCTGCCAACGAAGCTGTTCCACCGCCCGGAGAGGGTGGGGGAATCGGAGGCATCCTTTTGATTGTCCTTGTCGCAGGGGTAGGAATTGTCTTCTTCCTTGTGATCCTCACCAAAGCAGGCCGGGGGTACTAAACCATGAGCGATGACACGACGATGACGAAAGCACGCATCGTGGCAATGGCGATGATCTGGTTTTTCATCCTCGGTATCGTCGTGGTGGCGTGGAAGTTCTGGTGGGCTCCTCGACAGCAGGAGATTGCTCAGAACGAACAGGAGCAGCACGAGCAAGAAGTGCTGGACAGAACCAGTTCACAAAGCCGCTACAAGTACGAACTCAACTGGGCGATGGACGGGTTTTCCGGCTACGCCCCGTTCCGAAGCCAGATGTTTCGTGATGAGATGGGTCGCTTCGGCGGCAAAGTCAACATCATTGATGACAAGGCCAACTACACCGAACGTCTGGGCAACCTCCAGAGCGGCAAGGTGGACATGGCTGTCTTTACCATCGACGCCCTTTACAAAGCATCCGCAGAGTTGGGAGACATCCCGGCCACGATTGTCGATTTCATCGATGAGACCAAGGGCGCAGATGCCATGGTCGGGCCGGGAGGATTATTCCCCAACATTGACTCCCTCAACGATCCTGATTTGAAGATTGTTTGCACTCCCGATTCGCCATCGGAGACGCTGGCACGGGTGGTGATGGCATACTTCAACCTGACCCACATCTCGGACAAGAACTTCGAGTTCGTTGATGGGGCAGCAGCGGTGTTCGACGCATACAAGAATTCGAAACCCACAGACAAGAAAGTCTTCGTGTTGTGGGAACCTTACGTCAGCCGCATTGTGTCCAACCCTGACTACCATGTCATTGTGGACTCATCGAAATTCCGTGGCTACATCGTCGATGTCATTGTGGTCAACAGAGACTTTCTGGTGAAGCACGAAGACATGGTGACGGAAGCCGTTAAGGCATATCGAACAACGATCTTCAACAACCGTCGTTCGCCCGACATGGTTGCATTGGTGCAAGCAGATGCTCAACAAATTGGTGAGCCGGTGACTCAGGATCAGGCTGTGAAGTTGGTTGGAAACATTTGGTGGAAGAACACACAAGAGAGTTTCGGCCACTTCGGTTTGACCAGCGGCACAGGGCTGCAACACATCGAGGATATCTGCAACAACATTGCTCGTGTGCTGGTGCGAACTGGTGCCATCCAAAGTGATCCGACAGGTGGGCAACCCAACAAGTTGTACTACGATGGCATCATGCGGAAGTTGTTCGACTCATCATGGCATCCCGGATTCGCTCAAGAGACGGTGCGGAAAGAGAAGACTCTTGCCGTGCTGTCGGACGACGAATGGAAAGCCTTGAAGCCAGTCGGAACCTTACAAGTTCCACGACTGGTGTTTGCCAGAGGAACGGAACGCCTCTCAGATCGCAGCTTTGCGACACTCGACGAACTGGCAAACAAGCTGGAGTCGTGGCCGCAATACTACTTGGTTGTGAGAGGCAACGTGTCTTCCGAAGGAGATGTGGATGCCAACCGCCAGTTGGCCCAATCTCGTGCAGATGCTACTATCGAGTATCTGGTTGGGAAGGGCGTGGCCCGACAGCGAATCCATGCTGAAACCAGTCATCCCAACGGTTCTTCTACAGTGGCCTTCATTCTGGGCGAAGTGCCGTACTAGGAGTTTGGGGATGTTCAATGAGCAAAGATTTACGCAAGCAGATTCTACTCGACCTGTTTATCACGCCAGCGACGGTGATCCCATTCCTGATCGGAGGGACGCTGTTGATGCTGTCGGCGATACTGGGCGGGTACTCGGCATTCCTTGGGTTTGTCGGGATTCTCCTGTCTTTTGGAGCTTTGTTGACTAACTGGGTATTCAACCTCGGAAAGATCAGCCGCAACGCCGTGAAGCGGTTGCACCAACAGGAGAAACAACAACGAGAAGCGGAACTAGATGCCCTCGATGCAAAACTCGTAACGAATAAAGATCCACGGGATCAAACGGCTCTGCGAAATCTGCGAGCTTTATACAACTCGTTCTGTGACGATTTGCATGACGGCAAGGTCACTCGCAATGTGCCTCCAAAGCTGTTGCAGTTGATCGAAGAAATTTTCGGCGAGTGTGTGACCAATCTGAGTCGTGCATGGGACATCTGGAACACCTCTCGCAGCCTTCAAGGCGATCTCAAAGAGAAGCTCTTGGAGCAGCGAGAAAACCTGATCGTAGAAGTTGAGAGCAGTGTCCACATCTTGGCAGAAACGATCAACGAAGTTCGGGCGTTGAAGCTGAAGACTGATGCGGGTGAAATGGAGCGTTTGAGGCAGAAACTTGTGTCTCAATTGCAGGTCGCTAAAGCGACAGAAGAAAGCGTGGCGTCACTCGACGCAGAACTCAACTCGAAGAGTTACGACGAGTACGCCGATTACAAATGAGTTGACCTTTACAGGCCAGTCTCGATCCCTACAATGGATCGGATGGCATCGCACGACAAAAGGAGATTGCGACGATGGGACGATACTTCAAAGCCCTCTGGTACATGTTGACCGGGCGATTCAGTGCAGCAGCCGACGCACTGCAAAGCAACAAGTATGTGATGGCGGCGACCTACGACAAGTCGATTGAGAAAGGTGCGGATCGTTTCAATACGGTGAAAGACGCCGTAGCGAAGCTGATGAGCATCGAGCAAGATCGGGTGGCTACCATCAAGACGCTCTCGGGGGATGTCGAGAGTCTGACGAAGAAGATGAATGGCGCACAAGTCGCCATGCAGAAGCGAATCAACGCTCTCAAAGCCGAGGGCAAGACCAAGGAACAAATCGAGGCCGATGCCGAGTTCATCAAGCATCGTGGGGCCTTCATGGATATGAAGTCCACGATTGCTGAGAAGGATGCCCGGATCGGCGAACTCGAAGAAGACCTGAAGAACCGTCGCCAGCAGATCGCCACCTACAAGGCAGAACTGCAACAGATGCAACGTCAGCAAGCTTCTCTCAAAGAAGAGAAACACGAAGCTCTGGCCGACGTGGCGATTGCCGAACAGGCAGAAGCCATCAACTCTGTGCTGGCCGGTATCTCAGAAGACACTACAGACAAGGATTTGCAAGCAGCACGAGAAGCTCGTAAGGCAGCCAAAGCCAAAGCGGCAATCACCTCCGAACTGGCAGGTAACGATGCACGGCTGGCCGAGAACGAGTACCTTCAGTATGCTGCTGAATCTGAAGCTGACAGCGAGCTTGATGATCTGCTCGACTGGGGCGAGAGCGATTCGGAAATGAAGGATGTGCAAATCCCCGAGTAACTCAAGCCCAATCGACACGACCGGATGTTCCGGTCGAAACATCACCTACAAGGAGTGAAGGACAATGAAGCGAATTGCAATTTTTGGAATGTTGCTCGCTGTGACAACCCTCATCGGTTGCGGCGGCAACGACGGTGGCGATGCTGCCCCCGACAACAGCGGAGAACAGGCCAGCGGCCAAACCGGACAAACCAGCAACGACAGCTATCCAGCGTTTGTCCACACAGCGTCAGAGTATCCCTCGTGGTCAACCTTCATGGTGGCCGCAAAAGCAGGGCTCATCAATCCCGAGCAGGGCGGTCAGCACGGCACTCTGGAAACCAAGTACGGCGTCGATGTCGTGCTTCAGGTGAAGGACTACGATCCGTGCATCACCCTCTATGCCAACGGCACCTGTGATTCAACGTGTATCACCAACATGGATGCCCTGAATCCCGCCATGGGACGCAAGACAACGATCATCATGCCGACCAGCACCTCAGCCGGTGCCGACAAGGTGATTGCTGTGGGCGCAACATCCATTGACGATCTGAAGGGATTGACCACCTACGGTCTGGCGAAGAGTGTCAGCCAATACTGCTTTGTGCGAGGTTTGCAGACGCAAGGTCTCAATCCGGCTGATTTCCAGTTCAAGAATCTCGATCCTGCCCCGGCTGCTACTGCTTTGCAGACTGGCAGCGGCGACGTGAAGGCGATCTCTGTCTGGAATCCGTTTGCCCTTCAGACTCTCCGCACCAACAAGGACGCCAAGGAAATCTTCTCGTCCACGACGATCCCAGAAGAGATCATCGACTGCGTGGTGATCGGCAATGATTCGTTGGAGAAGCCCAAGGGCAAGGAGTATGCTGCCTGCCTTTGCGAAATCTTCTATGAAGTCAACAAGCGTCTGAACTCTTCGGACAGCAGTGTCTCTGACGCCACACTGACGGCGTTGGGCGAAGACTTCTCGAAGCTACCTCTCGAAGACATGCGAATCGTCGTGCAGGAAACTCGATTCTACGGAACGCCTGCTGCCGGTATCGCTCTGTTCGAGAATCAGAAGTTCCAGACGCAGACCATGCCCACTGTGATCACGACATGCCAGCAGATCGGCGTGCTCGAAGAAGGACAGCAGCCTACTGTCGGCTTCAATGACGACAGCAAGCAACTCAACTTCACGACGGAGTTCATGCGTCAGGCATCTCAGTAAGGGCCAATAGCTCAGCGGTAGAGCACTCGTTGATTTCGTGGAGTATGCGTGACCGAGCTTGGTAAGGTGCGTGATTCTTCACGGTACGGACTTAAAAAGCCGTGGGAAGTTCGAATCTTCTCGCCAATGCTGTGCGAAATCGATGAGAAGGGGGTGGGTTCGAGCCTCACCTTGGTCCACCAAACACCAAGCCCGTCCGTCCCAAGCGACGGGCGGGCTTTTTTGCTAAACCCCTCTCCAAATTATCCTTACAATGCTGATGACCTCATAACGAAGGAAACCGGATATGTTGGGCGGCTTACTCGCAGGGATTGTTCTCATCCTTTTGGGATGGCTGCTCGTTGTGTTCAGCGGTTCTGGACGGATCAAGCAACATCTTACGACTCGCAGCAAAATCATTTGGGGAGTCGCAGGTGTCTCTGTGCTGGCTGTGACCTATAGCTGGCTCTCTTTTCGCCAACACGAACGCAACCCCGACGACACCACGATTCCGACATTCAGTCAGTTGGCACATGGGTTCATGCGAACCGTCACGCCATCTTCCGACGACAAAGAGAACGCTTTACGAGTGGCCTTCGGCCAACCCACGCAAGAGAAAACTTTCTGGCAGAAAGTTCAATCGACTTGGCTCTATCAAGACTCTGTGGCGACTTATGGTCGTCTCATCAAAGGTCTAGTGTGGGGCTGCATGTTGTCCATTGTTCTCGGCACACTCATGGGATGCTACGAGTGGCTAGGGAGTTTCCTGTTGCCTCCGCTTGCTCTGCTTGCCAAGACGCCGGGGACAGCCATGCTGGCCGTCTTCTTTGTGATCGTCGGCACTGGCGAGCCAATGTTCATTACGATGATTGGCTTCGGGGTTCTCCCGACGCTGACACAAACGATCTACTTGGCGGCGAAGGACGATCTTCATAGAGAGCAGATCGATAAGGCATATACGCTCGGTGCGGACAACACTGAACTTGTATGCAATGTCGTGTTTCCTCAGATACTTCCGAAGGTGATCGACAGCGTGCGATTGCAAATCGGGCCAGCTATGGTATTCTTGATTGCCGCCGAAATGTTGGTCGGCGATGTCGGCATGGGATACCAAATCCGAATGCAGCAAAGGCTGCAACAGATGAACATCGTTTACAACTACTTGTTCTTGCTAGGGATCACCGGTCTGCTTATGGATCAAGCCATGATTCGTCTGCGGCAATGGTTGTGCCCGTGGTTCGACATCAAAAGGTAGGTCATGTCGGTGAACAACATAGCGTTAAACATCAAAGGTGTCAGTCAGTGGTTCGGCGATAACCGTGTGCTGTACGACATCAATCTGAAAATCGTGCAAGGTCAGTTCGTCGCACTCGTAGGAGAAAGCGGATGCGGAAAGAGCACTTTGCTTCGTGCCATTCTCGGGACTCTCCCGCCCAAGGAAGGCACCATCGAAACTGACGGAATTCCCGTCACTGGCCCCAACCACAACGTCGGCGTCGTCTACCAGCATTACGACTTGTATGATTGGATGACAGCCGAGAAGAACGTCGCCTTCGGCCCCATGCTGCATCAGACCAGCATTTGGAATCGCACGTTCGGGTTCTTGAAATGGATGAAGTTGCGAAAGCAACACTTGGCGCAAGCGAGGGACATGCTGACTCGCTTCCGACTTGGCAACGCATATGATCGCTATCCTGCCGAGCTTTCGGGCGGGATGCAACAGCGGGTGGCGATTGCCCAAGCCCTCATCATGAAGCCGAAGATTTTGCTTCTTGACGAGCCCTTTGGGGCTTTGGATGAGGCGACCAGAGAGGAACTGCAAGGGGTTCTTCTCATGCTCTATGCCGAAAACATGGAAGCTCGCAAGCGTGGTGAGATGCCGCCGTGGACGGTGATGATCATCACACATGAGCTTGATGAAGCCTTCTATGTGTCTGATCGAGTGATAGGACTCTCTCGACAGTGGTATGAAGACACCGACACGGGCCGCAAGGAAGGCAAGGCGTGCGGTGCAACTAAAGTCTGGGACAAATCCGCTCCCGTTTATCACCCTGACGATGAGCGTGACTTCAGCAGGTTCCACGATGCCAAGCTGGAGTTGCGAAGCAAGGTGATCAAAGCGGAGGCTCCCATGGAACGATCCGAACATGTCTCATTTTGGTCCGACCTAGAAAACGGAGTCGGATCAGGAGTCGCATTCACAAGGAGTCCTCATGTCTGATTCAGTCGCCACGCCCGAAAGTTCCCTCAAATCGTTCGCAGAATCGTGTGCGAATCTATTGGTGGAACTCAATGAGCGAGTCGTGTTCGCTGAAAGCTGCACGGGTGGAATGTTGAGTTCCACACTGGCCGGGGTTCCCGGCATTTCGAGTTACCACTGTGGTTCATTGGTGACTTATCGTCCAAATTCAAAGAGACGCTGGTTGGGAGTCAACAAGTCCACCATCAACCAGTACACCACCGAAAGCAATGAAGTGGTGGAAGAGATGGCGTTGGGGGCTCTCAAGATGACTCCCGAGGCCAGTTGGTCGGTCGCCATCGTCGGACATCTGGGGCCAGATGCGCCCAAAGACAAGGACGGCCATGTGTGGATCGCCATTGGTCGTCGTTCACGGAAAGGCAACCTCAAGGTGAAGTCGATTTCCGAGCATGTCCTCGCTGGCACAGATCGCATTCTGCGTCAACGGGCTGCCACAGAGACCGCTCTCACCCTGTTTTCGAGAGCCTTGGTGAACAAGTCGAGCAAAGACAATGGCAAGCGTCGGACGGCTTAAAGAGATCGCCGAGCGGCAAATCCGCTCATGGCCTTTGTACGCCGACCGTCACAAAATTTGTGTTCGTGACATTGGGAACGGTGTCTGGCTGGGGTATCGAACATCCCCGTCCAACATCACCCATGGGACAAGCCATTTCGATGTCAACATCATTGGCAATGTCTTCTATGTCCTGTCTATCGCCGTCGCCCCAGAGGGGCGTGGCAAGGGGCACGGAGCGGCCCTCTACAGGGTCTTAGAAGACATCGCCTCGGAATGGGGTTGTCGAAGAGTCCAGATGACTCCCTCTGGATGTACATCAACTGGCGAAAGCCGAAAGGATTATCTGCTGCGACGAGGCTACAAGCCCTACGGCGACAGCGAAGTGATAAAGGTGCTGCATGACTGAGCAACGCAAACCCTTCACGCCCAAGCAGGCGGAAGACAAGAAGATCGAGGTCATTCCCCCTCAAGTCATCGAGGCTTTCGAGGAACTGATCGTCGAGAATCTCAGAGGCGGCACCGCCACCATCAAACAAGATGATGTGGTCAATCGGATTCACGAGAAGATGACAGGCGTGAAGACCCAAGAGATGTTCGACAAAGGATGGCTGGATGTCGAAGATCTCTTTCGCAAGGCTGGGTGGGAGGTCGAGTATGACAAACCCGGTTTCAATGAATCGTACCCGGCCACCTTCACCTTCTCGAAAAAGAGGAAACGATGAGTAAGGAAATCGCAATCGTCATCGGCTACAATGCTGCCGGGAAAAGTACACTCGTGCGAGAGTTCGAGCAGGACGGATATCATCGAATCAATCGTGACCTAACGGGCGGGACCATCGAGGCGCAGGTCGAGCTTGCTCGCAAAGCGTTAACGACCCATGACAGGGTTGTATTGGACAACACCTACCCCACGATTGAGAGTCGTGAGTCAATCGTGGCCCTCGGCCAACAAATGGGAATTCCCGTTCGCTGCGTTTGGCTCACGACATCTTTTGAAGACGCCCAACTCAATGCTTGTCTTCGCATGATGGAGCAGAGAGATCAGCTTCTCATGCCAGAGGATTTCAAGAAAGAGAAGAGTCCCAATCTCTTCCCGCCTGTCGCCCTCTTCACCTACAAGAACAAGTTCGAGAACAAGAAGGGCGAGCAGAAGCATCCCGGCAAGCAAGACCCCAAGAAAGAACACGGGTTCTTTGTGGTCGAAAAACGCCCGTTCGTTCGCCAGTGGCCTGCGGAGTTCTGCAACAAGGCTTTGTTGCTCGACTACGACGATACGTTAAGGCGAAGCAAGGGCGATAAGAACTGGCCCGAGAAACCAGAAGATGTGGAGATCCTTCCGAACCGCAAAGAGGTTCTGGACGAGTATGTGGCTAATGGATGGAGGTTGCTGGGCGTCAGCAATCAGTCGGCCATTGCCAAGGGTCTTAAACGAGAAGACGCCGTTGCGTGCTTCGAGCGGACCAACGAACTTCTGGGGCACGACATCGAATACATGTTCTGTCCTCATCAAGTGCCGCCTGTGAATTGCTACTGTCGCAAACCACATCCGGGGATGGGAGCACACTTCATCTGGAAGTATAAGTTGCTGCCGAGTGCTTGTATTATGGTCGGCGACCAAACTTCTGACAAAACATTTGCGTCCCGATGCGGATTCGTGTATAAAGAAGCCGAAGAGTTCTTCGCTCTTTAACACGGGTCAGTCGTCAGGGATAAGACCTTTGCGCCGTTCAGGGATTCGGAAGGCGGGCTGGCCCGCCTTTTTTCATGGAGACTCGCATGATTAAAGGAATCGTTGCACTTCTGGTGTTCATCGCCGTGGTCTGGGGAGCCAGCCACTTCTTGCACCTTTCCTACTTCTGGAGTCTCGTGATTGCTTTTGGCGGCGTTTTTGCTCTGCGATCTGTAAGGAAACGCTGATGGAATTCGTCGCCGAACTCAAGCGAATCATCAATAGCGGCCTGTCCCGCTCTATCATTCTCACAGGCAACATCTACGACATCTTCTTTGATGGCGAAGACTATGTGCCCGTGCTTAATCTTTTGGGCACAAAACTCAAAGCCGAGCCTAAAGAAGATCAGCGTGGCCTCACGCACATTGTATATGAACTCAACAACCCGATTGAGATCAGAGGGGAAGCTGCCCCCGGATCATATACGGGGGCCGATCTCCATGCGGCTTGGAACGTCATCCACTCGCCAGAGAAGAAGAAGCTGGCAGATCGACTCCTTGAGTCCAACGGCAACTCCACCTATGCTCTGGAACTTCTCAGACAACTCTCAGAAGTCAATCGTCGCTCCAGTAAGACGAGGAACAACCTGCTGATCATGGTTGAGTCGGCAGACATGCTCATCCCAGACTGCGAGATCAGCCGGATGAACATGCAGGATCGCCGCCGTGTCGCCATCGTCTATGACTGGTTCTCCGATCCAAAGTTTCTCAATAACGGCGATACCGCCATCTTTCTCTCGGAGTCACGATCCAGCTTGCACCACAGAGTCGCACGGCTTCCGCAAGTTGTTTCGGTCGAGATTCCTCTGCCTGACATGGAATCTCGAAAGGCGTTCCTCAAGTGGTTCGCCAAGAAGAAGAACATCACCGGTCTGAAGTACGACGACATCGCCACAAAGACTTCTGGCCTGTCGCTGCACGCTCTGCGTCAATTGGTGCTGACCGGAGAAATCTCAGATGAAGCCATCGCCAAGAAGGTCGAAGAGTACATGATCTCACAACTCGGCGAAGGCGTCGTCGAGTTCAAGCGTCCTAAGCATAAAATGAAGGATGTGATCGGGAACCACAGAATCAAACAGTTCATGAAGAACGAACTGATCCCCGGCTTCCTCGATGGAGAGATCAGCGGCGCAGCCGTAGGTGGTCCTATTGGTGGCGGTAAGACATTCATCTGTGAAGCCGTCGCTGCCGAACTGGGCGTACCTGTCATCACCTTGAAGAATATCCGCTCGAAGTGGTTTGGTGAGACAGACAAGATCTTCGAACGTCTGGAACGATTGCTGGAGTGTTTCCACAAGATCGTCATCTTCGTCGATGAGGCCGACACTCAGTTTGGTAGCATCGAGGGTGGACATGAGACCGAACGGCGGCTCACTGGTAAGATTCAAGCCATGATGAGCGATGTGCGACTCAAAGGCCAGATTGTCTGGTTCCTGATGACGGCACGCATCCATCTGTTGAGCCCAGACATTCGGCGACCGGGCCGCATGGATTTGATCATTCCTATTCTGGACCCAGAGGGCGATGATCGTAGAGAGTTTCTGGCGTGGGTTGGCGAGTCACTACCCAACACATCGCCGAACTTACCTGCGGACACAAAGAAGTTAGCCAGCATCGAACTGTTGGATCGGTTGATCCCTCAAAACGCATCTGCTGCCATGTTTGCCATGATCCGGGCTCGGATCAAACGCTGTGCCGACTATGAAGAAGTGAAGGCCGCAGTCCACGATATGGTGTTGCCAGACATCGCTGAGGCCCGAGAATATCAGACCTTGCAGGCCAAGGTGAACTGCACTCGCAAGTCGCTTCTCTTTGACGAAGAGATGTTGGCGAAAATGGAAGACACACACTTCGAGGAGACTCGCAAGGGCTGGCGTGAACAAATCCAAAAGTTGGAACGGAAGGGGATAGCATGAGCGACGACGCAAAGGACGCCATACCTGCCGGTTACTATCTCGAACAAGACAAACCCGGAAAGGTCTATCGAGCCTTCCGTCAAGGCCCGCCAATGCGGGTTACAGAATGTCAAGATTGGGAACAAGGAGATGCCATCGTCGTCGAGTATGAGGACATGGTGAAGTTGATGGAACGTGACATGTTCAATGCAGATGTGGACCCCACCGTGCGAATCTGCTTGGCTGTCAGTGATGCCCGCTTTCTGGTCGTTGGCTTGATACAAGCTCTCGCTGGTGGCGGTGACGTTGTGGCAAAGAAACTGGAAGAAGCACTGATTGAGGTCAGGGAAGATGACATCTGAATTCACGAAAGCTCAAAAAGTTTGGCAGGGCTTGAAGTATTTGGAAAATCAAGCCGCCATGCTCACAGGACGAGTGGACATCTGCGCCGAGCATGACACAATCTACTCCATGATCAACTATGATCACCAGAATCCCACTGCGGAGCCAAAGGTTGCCGAGGTTCAACGGGACATGGTTGAGACCTTCGATTGGATGATTGACGAAGAAAACACATATACAGGCACACTGGCTTTCAAAATCTTCGTCTAGGTCCGCCGCTTCTGGTCTCGGAGCCTTCGAGGAATCCATGTGGACTCCGAATCCCTGTCGATCTTCCACGCATCCGGCATGTGCTGCGGCTTCATCGTCTTGATGAAATGGATGCGCCAGTCTTTGGCAAACTCGTTGTAGTCGTCCACGCTGTAGGCGACGGTCTTTGATATGTTGAAGTAGTCTGGCCGCTCCTTGATCTTGTGATCTCGAACGGTCTGCAAATCTTCAGCAGTGATCTCGTCTTTCCCAACGAACTCACAAACGATTTGTGTGAGTTCTTGCTTGCGATCTTCGGGAATCTTCTCGCTGTATTTCTGCAAGGCGGCAGCGGCCCCCATGGCTCGACGGATGTTGCGAAGCTCTTCGTCGGCCACACCGCAAACGGGGATGCCGAGATCTTTGGCCCATTGTTTTTTTCTTTCGAAGGCGATGCGTTCGTATTCGCCGTGGCAGTCCTCGCAGAGCAAGAAGATGTCTCGAACGACATCTACCTTATACTTCACTTCCATGTACTTGATGTAGCAGTACGGAATGATGTGATGCCGGGTCAAATCTTCTGTGCATCCACAGACAACACAGAGATTCGGTTTGCCGTTCATCAGAAGGGGGTCGTTTGTTCCCTCTCGCCCTCTGGGTTCGAATCTGAGACGGATCGTTAGCGGGTCGTAATCGACAATATCAGCCAAGTTCCGGCTGACGTACCAATCGACCTTTTTCTTGCCGCACCTACTGAGATTCTGTCCATCGGGTGCTTGGATGAGACAGTTATCGAATGAAACGCCCATCAGAAGTCAATCTTTTCTTTGATGGTAACGCTGTGTCCTTCTTGTTGCAACACTTCGATTCTCCATTCAGAATGTTTTCTGAGGTAGTCATTGATGACGAACAAGAAGTCATAGTATTTGAGGACTTCTTTGTCATCAGCAGTTCTGAGTCCACGACCCATTTGCTGGATGACGTTGTGTGCGCCTTCGCCGCCAGCGGCATTGATGAGATTGTGAATCTTGACATCGATGCCAGCCGTGATGATCGGCTTCATGATGATCGCAATGCACGACTCGCCTTTCTTGAGTGCGTTGATGACCGGCTCCCGTTCCTTCAGGGAGTTCTTGCCCTGAATCCAGTGAGCCTCGGGCAGCAACGACTTGAGATATTCACCCTGCTCGATTCGCTCGACGACGATGAGCGTGCGACCTTCTAGTGAGCGTGCCAGTCGCTTAACGATGTCGTGAAAGTGGAAGTTCTGTTCGATCCCCAGTTTGACTGCATCTTGGTAAGGCTCATATGCCAGATTGGGCCGGTCAATGGGATAGATCGTGCAATCGCTGTGGGCGAGGTCTCCACGATCCTGAAGTTCCTTCGTGGTCAACAGACCTGATGATGTGACTTGCGTTTTGAAGACGGGGCCAAAGTAACCCTTCACGGTGTACTTGTGGCATTCATCGATCTTCTTCTTGTTCCATTTGAAAGGCGTGGCAGAGAAGCCGATTCTCACAGCCGCACTGCTCATCTTCTTATATGCTCGCATCGGGATGTCCGAGATACAGTCGTGAACTTCGTCCACAACCAAAGCTCGGAACTTCGGCAGCAACTTCTTGATTGAATCGAAGGTTTGTTTGTGTGCCGTGCAGCACATCACATAGTTGGGTTCTTTGTATCCGCCATACCAACGACCCAGACCTTCTACGCCCCACTCTTTCATTTGCTGCCAGTTCTGATGAACCAAGCTGGCGTTCTTAGTGATAAACAGAGTTGGAGTTTTGGGAGGCAAAGATTTGAGTACAGAGATGAGAATGAATGTTTTGCCCGCACCGGTCGGAGCTTGTACGATTCCCCGGTTATACTTTAAGCACATGTTGACCAGATCAGATTGGAAGTCACGCAGTGTGATCGGATCAAAGTCAGGCGGAAGCCATTCATTAAGAAACTGTTGATCGATGGAGTCGTATCGCCATTGAACGGCGTTTCTCTCGTCGATGAATGTATATGGCTTCTTTAAGAAACGGAGAGCGGCCCGGACTTCTGGGAGAAGTCCAGTCATGAATCGACCAGATTTTTTGTCGAAGAACTCCTTCCATCCGTCCCACTTCTTCCGCTTGTATGCAGCGTTGTGCCAATAGTTCTTTGGCCTGAAGCGAAGCTTGCGATGGAGGATATCGACCAGATCTGTGTCGGTAGTGATAAGTCGGCTGAAAACATTTTCAGCGTGCAAAACCGTCGTGGTTGTCATCGCCATCCTTCCTTGGATATGTATGACAGTGTACCCGAAAACGGCTTTCTTGGGAAAGAGGAATGCAGCTTTGACCGACCGCAAAAACTGCCGTATAATGAGGGAAATTCCTTTTGTGCGGAGATGGCACCATGCTGCGACCCATGCCTGCGAAATACGGTATCGGATTCACCTCACCAGAGCCCGTGGCTCCCGATCTGGTGGAAGGCTACCGGTATGAGCAGACAGGAAATCACCACAACTACTTCGTCACCCCTCAGCGGTGGGATTGGCCCGAGAGATTCGATTTCGGGTCCGTCGCTCCGGTCATTGATGGGTTCTCTCCGAACCTCAATAAACAGTTGCACGTTGGGCACTTACGCAACCTTGCCCTCGCCAACTCCCTCTCTCGCATCCTGAAGAACGCAAAATTTGTATCGCTGCTTGGATGCAGTCTTGGAGTGCGTTTCGCAGCCCTCGAAGGCTGGAAGTATTGGACGGAATTCTTGGGGTTCCAGCCGGAAGTCTACTATGACTGTGCTCTGCCCGACGATCTGATCCCAACCAGAGAGCCAACAGTTGCCGAGGTTGAATCAGACCTAATCGATCCCAATGAAGGCGACGATCTGACATTGCCGGAATTATGGGATGGCCCCAATGGTCCGGTGATCGTTAAGCGATCCGACAAGCGACCACTCTATGCCTATCACGATCTGGCGTTCGCTCAGATCGTTGGTCCCGATCACTACATCACAGGCGAAGAACAAAAGATTCATTTCGCTTCGTTAGGTCTGGGTGACAAACACTTGCCAATGGGTTTGGTGTTGGGACTTGACGGCAAGAAGATGAAGTCTCGTGAAGGCGATGTCCTTCTGGCAACCGAGGCTGTGCAGATGGTTAAAGAGCATTTGCGACAAACACAGCACGCTGATCAACTGGCGTGGAACATTCTTGCTTGGAACTTTTTACACACGGCCCGAAAGTCGAATCTGAAGTTTGAGGCTGAAAAATGGACGCAGCCAGATTCACCGGGAATGTACATCAGCTACACTTACGCTCGGACGTGGAACGCATTGGAAGAAGCGGTCCCCCTTCGCAACCCCATTCCGATTGGCCCCTTTTATGGATTCGACCCGGATTACTTGAAAATCCTGAAGCGTTCGGGTTCCACTGTTGATACGGAAATCACAGAGATCGATCTCGACCTGTTAGGTCTTTCTGAGCAATACATCTTCTACTACCAGCAAGCCATCGAACGACTCGATCCGGCACCGGTTGCGAATTACGCTCATGACTTAGCCCGCCTAATCGGCGTGGCGTATGAGAGGGAGCGAATTCAAGAGGGTCGCCCTGTCTTCCAGCGTGCAATGGCACATGCGATCTGGCGTCTGGAACACTGCTTGCAAGATCTTGGCATGTTCAAGCTCCAAACAGTCTGACTGATCTTGACTCCGGTGGTACTTCTCCTATAAATTGGGTTGCGTCGTTCACGGACGAAACCCCATAGAAAGGAGTCGTGACCATGTTTCGATTCGGCAAACCTCTTGCTCTAGTGGTTGCCCTGCTTTTTCTCGGAGCAACGTGCTTCGAACATGGTGCGTATGCACAAAAGCGAAGCAGCGGTAGCAGCAGGCCCAGTTCGGGCAGCAGTCGGCCTTCTTCATCATCATCGAAGCCCAAGTACGGGTCTCCCAACAGCGGCAGCAAGCCGCCTTCTTCCAAGCCCCCATCGAGCAAGCCGCCTTCGACCAGCAGCGGTTCCAAGCCCAAGTTCGGTTCGCCAAACAGCGGCCAGTCTTCCAAGCCACCTGCAAGCAACAGCGGTTCCAAACCGCCTTCGACCAGCAGCGGCAGCAAGCCCAAATTCGGTTCGCCCAACAGTGGTCAGACCCCCTCGACAGGCAGTGGTTCCAAGCCGCCTTCGACCAGCAATAGTTCCAAACCCAAGTTCGGCTCGCCGAATGCAGGGAACCCTTCTTCTCCCACTACTTCTCGGAATCCCAACACCAGCAGTCGCCCTCCCACTTCATCCAGCGGAGCCAAGGAGCGGGCTAATCAAGCGGCGACAAGCAAGCGGGTTTATCAGGAAACGCAGCGTGCAACTGCACCTCCGAAGCCGTCCTACACTACGTCGGATGGGCATACGGTCAATGTGCGGACAAATTCCGCTCATGTGCAAGCGATGCGAAGCAAACCATCCTCGTATTACACGCCCGCCGCACGACAGACTCGGATCACCAATCACATTCATCATTACCATTACGCCCACGACTATAACTGGTACTACAGCCAGCCGCACTACTATGTCGGCGGTGGGTACAGTTCGTCATTCTGGTGGATGATGATGGAGTGGTCGGCTGAGCGACGAGCCAGATGGCTATACCATAATCGGTATAGCATCGAAGCGGCTGCATACCAACGTGGTTTGCAGGATGCCGCTGTTGCTGCACAGATTCAGCAGCTTGAGGCACAAAACGTGGCCCGTAACACGGACTATGTTGACCCCGAGTTTGCTGAAAATCCCAGCATGATGTATAGCCAAGAGTACATCGAAGCTGCTTACAACCCCACGGTGCTATCACCGGGGTCAGATGCAGCATTGACAGTCCTTCTGTGGATAATCATCATTGGGGTGGTCGGGTATGCCATCTTCCTCTTCATGACGAAGGTGAGATTCGGCAGGTAACATCCTCAGTGTCAGGATGACAGGTTGTTGTCACACGAAAGGACTAAACATGACTTCGGCAGATGGCAGAGGGCGAACGCTGTTCGAAATCCTCACCGGTCGAAACAAGAAAGACATGCGGCCTCTGGAATTCCAGTATCACAATCCACTGGAAGCCAAGGTCGGATGTACGATCAGTTTCGACCACGAACCTGAGATCAGCGGCATCAATTTTGTGATCGAGAAAATCTCGGTTTACAAGACGACGATTGACCGCAAAGACTTCTACCACACAGACTATCACCTCAAGGGGATTAGCCTCGACCACAACAAACCGGTCAGAATGAGGCTGCGTCTGATTCCCGACGAGAACGTCATCGATCAACTCGGTCACAAGGTGCAGTTGATGTACCTGTACGACGAGGTGCCCTATGACGAAGGCTTGCACAAAACGGTGCTGGCCGATCCCTCGGGTGAGTTCTGGGTGAACTACGACGATGAAGGCAACGAGCTTCAGGAGCCACGCACCTACTGGCGTGTCGGTTCCAACGAGCATTGCCCTTGTCCCGATCCTTACAGTGCTCGTTGCACTATCCTCTCAGACGTGGATGGCGACGGCACGGTCGAAGACGACGAACTGGAACACTACAGCACGACGTACTGGGAGTTCAGCCGCATGACTGACGACCAGAACGGACAAGAGTTCGAAGAGTTCCTGACCGTCGAGATGAATGACGACTCTGGCTTCTTCACGTTCCTGCGTGGATCGGAAGTCAAGCCTTCTCAGATCATGGTGTTCTAACAACGGCAGTAGCCGTCCCCAAAGGGGGCGCAGGCGACATCACCCTGCGTCCCCTTTTTCATTCAATGGAGGCTTACGTTCAGGGAGGAAGTCATGGACGTACTATATTTGCTGGGCGGATCGTTCGCTGTTGGATTTCTGGCCTTCTCTGCCGTCACGGCCTTCAAGGCTTCTCGCCGCAAACCCGCCGTCGCTGTTCCCAAGGAAGAACCACTCATACTTGCTGGCGATGTGCCGCCTGAATTTCAGGCTGCTGCCTCTCGTATGGAAAATGTGGTTGTCCAATCAGAACCGGAACCAACCAAACAAGAAGAGGACAAGCCCAAGTTCGTCGATCCAAAATTTGGACTGCACGAATATCCTCCTCCTTTCCCCAACGGTTTCTTGCAGCTTGAGCACGGAGTCAACAAGATCAGGTTGTTGCCTCCAGTCAAAGGGCACCCATTCTTCGTGGCCCGACGCCAGCACTACAATTTGGAAGACAGGAAAAATTCTGTCGTCCAGTGCAACAAAGAGAAGGAGTCAGGCAAGGACTGGAAAGGGAACTGCCCCATTTGTGATGCGTGGAAGGCCCTCTGGAAAGAGGCTCAAGCCGCAGAAGAAAAGGGAAACTGGCAACGAGCCAATGAACTCAGCAGTCAAGCTCGCCAAATCAAGCCGGTCGAGCGGTATTACTACAACGCCATCGCCAGAGACAGAGGAACTGGGCAGCCACAAATTCTGGCTGTTCCGAAGGCGATCCATCAAGAGATTGTTCGCATCGTCATTGGAGATGAAGAACAAGGCGAAGAAGGGTACGGCGACATTTCTGATGTTCATACTGGCCGAGACATCAAGATTATCAAAGAGACGCTGGGAAGATCTCAGTGGCCTCGCTACACAGTGATGCCGGTCTACAAAGAATCTGTGATCAGTGAATCTGTGGAAGCCGCCAACGAATTTCTGACCACTCTGTGGAATCTGGAAGCGGCAGCCCATTCATGGGAGAAGGATCAATCGATCATCCAGCGTGTCGCCGCAAGAGTCATGGCTCGTAGCAACGTCCAACAGCGAGAGAACGACGCCGAGTTGTGCGATGAAGAGTTTCTTGCTGAATTGAACAATCTGTCTGCCAACTACCTTCAGTGAAAGCTTTACCCGCCCTCTAAACTGTCATACAATGGCATAGGAGGGTTGATCGCACGTCGCACAGCCCCCGCAAACACGGGGGCTTTTTTGTTGGAGAGGTATGAATGCTCACACGAGACAAGATCAAAGGTATGCTCATTGGCGGGGCCATCGGGGACGCATGGGGCATGGGCGTAGAGACTTGGACGCCCGAGAAGATCCTAGAAGTGCATCCCAATGGTCTTCCTCGTTTTGTTGCGCCCATCGGCCACAAGTGGTTCGATCCAGAAAAACATCCACCGGGAACCACCACCGACGACACACAACTCACAATTGCTACCATGCGGGGACTGCTGGATGGAAAGGCCGCTGCGGACCAGTCCCGCAGCTTCGATGATTTCATGGACGCCATCGCCAAAGCCCACTGCGAAGCCATGCAGGAAACGGATGCTGGGTGGGGCAACACAACCCGTGAGGCCATCAGGCGGCTCCAGAACGGCGTCAGTTGGCGTGTATCTGGCAAGACCAGTGAGCGGCATCGAGGCACCGGCAATGGCATCCCCATGAAGATCTCTCCACTCGGAGCGTGGTATGCGACCCCTTATGGGGCTGATCTTTGTGACGCAAAGCAGGGTTTCAATCAACGCTGCGTCGAATACTCGGCGATGACCCATTACACACAGATGTCGGCTCAGGCTGGAATCATCCATGCCCACGCCGTCTTCTTCTGTCTGTGGTCTTCGCCAGAGCGATTCCACCGTGACGACTTCTTCGATCTCGTTTCGGATTGCGTCTGGGAATGGGGCGAAGGCAAAACAGAGGCAGATCGCAACGATCACACCTTCTACGATGTCTCGCACCTCAATGAGACCGAAGACAATCTGAAGGATCAGTTCGTCAAGTTGTGGCAGTTCCGGGACGAAATGACCGACGAGAAGATTCACGAACTCTTCGGTCCCGGCTCGTGCTATGTCTATGAGAGCCTGCCGTTCAGTTACGCATGGTTCTTGCGTGACTGGTCGTCAATGCAAATTTTGCAACGGGTCGTTGAGGCTGGGGGAGACACCGATACCAACGCCAAAATGGTCGGGGAAATGCTGGGAGCGTTGCACGGCATGTCCTTGTTCGAGCGAGAAGAAAACAAGTGGGCCATCGAAGATCTCGATGACACCGTTTACACGCTTGTCGATCTCGCCGACGAATTCTGTGACGCTTTCGGGATTGAATGATGGAAGTCGGAGACAAGGTGGTCGATTCGCCGGTCGGATGCGGCCAAATCACAGATTTTACCGAACGAGGGTTTCCGAGAGTGAACCATGTGGCAGTCGCATGGCTCCAATTGGAGGATGGTCGAGTGTTCGACCCATGGGGTGCCCGCCAACAAAGCCTAGATCAAAATCCAGAAAATGGTTAGAATGCACACATGAATGAACAACAACCACAAGGATGTGAGTTGTGCGACCGTGACAAACCTTTGACAGAACACCATCTGATTCCCCGAGCGGTACATTCGAAGAAGAGATTCATCAACCGGTTCGGCAAGGAAGAAATGAAGAAGCGAAAGCTGATGTGTTGTAAGGAATGTCATGACGGAATACACGACATCATCCCCGACGAGAAGGAGTTGGCCGACAAGTTTAACACGAAGGAACTCTTGATGGCCGATGAACGAATCCAGAAACACGTTGAATGGGCAAGGAAGCAGAAATGAAGAAGCTGATTTTGATCGCCGCCTGTCTCGCCGTCGCCGGATGTAAGCAAGAGCCTGCGCCGCCACCGCCGAAACCGTCGATTGAAGTTGAGATGACGGACAACACCGAATGGACTGGAATGACGGTGTATTTCCGGCATCACACGGTTGGACAGCAGACTGGGCCATACGTCACCCTGAACACACCACAAGACATTCAGGATTACAAGAAACAAGTCGAGTTTCTCTTGAAGCGACTCGACGAAGCTGAAACGAAGATGAATATCCATGAGCCAGTTCAAGACCCGTGACTTGAAGGTCGCATTTGGGATGGGGATGATGGTAGCCGTTTTCCTCAAGGCTTTCTTCTCCATCGCCTTCGGGACGGGTTTTGCGCCGATGCTGGTGGCTCTGAATGGAATAGGATTCATCATCGGATTGTTTCTTGCGGTGTGGGGAACCAGCGGGTCACGCTATCTCGGGCAAGTTGCCGCCGCATCGCTCATGGCCCCGGTGTCCGCACTGTGGGCTCTTTACGTTTTCCAACATTACCCTTTGGGTATTCGGGACAAGGTGGACGGCCTGACGTATGCTTGGGTCCATCTGCAAGTTCATCGGGACTTGTACATTTTTCCGATCCTCATGTTCTCAGGAGCCTTATTGCTCGCTGCTTGGAAGCCAAAGTCAAATGAAACGGTTCAGTGATCAAAAACGAGTTCTGCCAGCGTTCCCCCGAACGCCGCATCTTCCGTGGAGCCAAAACACAGAAGATGACGATCTCATTGCGGAACAAGCTGAACTTCAACCGTTGTTCGATAATCCGGTCAACGTCGAAGAGAAAATCGATGGTGCCAGCGTTGGTATGACATTCTGGCAAGGCCACCCCCTCATTCGTAACCGTGACCACATACTTCGTAAGGGGTATGTGAAAGACACACCGGCGAAGAAGCAATTCGCCCCCATCTGGAACTGGTTCTACGATAACCAGAAAAAGTTTGAGTACATTCTGAGCCATGGGCCGCTTAGTGTGTATGGGGAGTGGATGGTCGCTCGCCACGGCATCTACTATGACCGGCTTCCAGATTTGTTCATCGCCTACGATGTGTACAACTACGAGGCCGACTACTTCCTCTCGCCAACCATCGCTCGTCCAATGCTCGAAGAGTGCGGCTTCGCCATCCCTCGCCTGTTTCATCAAGGCGACCCCCTTCCCTCGGAACTTCCCGACTGGATCAACTCACAAGGGCAGTGGTGCGATAGCGTCGTAGAAGGTCTGTACTTCAAGGTTCACAATGGCGAACGAATCACTCACCGATTCAAACAAGTGAGTGATCAGTTTGTGCGTGGGCAGTTTTGGGACGGAAAGACGTTGCTCAAGAACGGAGTCGCCAAATGAGCGATACTACCAGAAGAGTCATTCATCCCGATTGCTGCGAAGAGATGCGGAAATACCAATCCATCTCTCTTTCGCTTCCTGACTCCTTCTATGGTGGAGATATTGAGACACCGCCCATCTGGCGTGTGGCTGGTTGGCGATCTTTCCGCATCGACATGATTAAGGTCGAAAAGGATGGTCAAGTTGATTTCCAATGGCCCCCAGAGAAGGACTGGCCGGTTCCTGATGTCGATGATGAATTGACCCGATGGGCTTTTGAGGCCAAGTATTGTCCGTACTGTGGCGAACATGTGCCACCCATCGTGCCTCGCACTATTTGCGTCCCAGAACGTATTGCGATCTGTTCTGATGGTGGGTACTATTGCGACACTTGTTCTGAGAGGCTCATGTGCTGTCAGTGCTATCCGCCGCAATGGCGTTGGATGCCATACAAGTATTACCCGGAGTTCGGTGACAACAAATTGTGTCGATGTGGACACCACTACTATCGACACTTCGATCCGTTCGACGATCCTCCCAACAGGGCTGTGGGATGCAAGTATTGCGATTGCCACATCTTTGAGGAACAAAAATGAGCATCAACATGACACAAGCGTTGGTATTCGAAACCGACGACTTGCAATCGTTCGGAAAGTTGTTAGAACCTGTGTCTCAGATTCTCTTCGAAACGAAGAGCGGGAAGTACAAGCCGAAAGTGATCCTGAAGCCACCGAGCTATTGGGAAGACGGCCAGTACGAGGACTACGACCATCATTCTGCTCAGCCCATGATGTTGCCCATCATGGACACAGAGACAGATGTACTTCTGGTCGAGCCATGTGCAACCTTCGGCGGGGCAACGCAACTGAAGGTTGTGGACAACGCCGCCACTCTCGATGAAGCGGCTCGCAAAGCTTGTGCCAAACGGCAAAAGCCACTGCCCAAAAGGCAGTGGATTTGTACAATTGAAAATTACGTCGAACAAAGGGACTTCAAACGAGGTGAGTATGTGTCGCCCAAGAACCATCAGGAACTTGTGGGCGTCGTTCTGGAACTCTGTAGCAACGTAGACAAGGAGAAATTCCGCCATGATTTTGCCGACATAGAAGATCGCTACTTCGATGGTAGCGTTGGTGTGGGCTATCGGATGCAATGGAGACCCAACGGAGGTTGGAATGTCCTCGACATTTCGATGGTCCATGCGTATTACGGAAAGTAATGTCATGCCCTTTCGAGGAAGGGTCTACACGGAGGGGATACTCCATGGGATTGTATCTGAGCCACTATGTCGGTCCCGTGCTGTTGGCAAAGCAGCACCCCGAGGAAGAGGACAGCAAATTCAAAGCCTGCTCAAACACTCAATGCGATTTATATCGCAAACCAGATCGAGCTAAAGGCAAACACTGTCACGAGTGCGGCAGTGAAATCAAAGAGTACAAAGGCAAACCCCAGCGAATCAAGAAGCCCAAGTGGTTCGATGTCCAAGAAGAACTGGTCCGCAACAGCCTGAACTCCGAAGCTCTCTGGTGCAACGACTTTGCTGAGACTCCTGAAGGGTTCGATGTTCTGCTCTTCCCCAACAACTATCTCGGAATCGAACCGCCGAGAGACTTTCAGCCCGAAAACGCATCGCACTGCACGACGCTTCTAAGTAGCGTCGATCCGAAGGGCGAGATCGCATGGTTCAAGACAACCTATGCGGCGCACATCAAGACGCTTACGCAACTCTATGATGAAGTTGTGGTCGAGTGGGGAGTGTTCAACTACCAAAGTTAATGTTGACGACTCATTTCTGAGACGTTAGCATTTATTGGTTGAGTTTTTCATTTCCGACACTTTCTGGAGGGATTCTCGCATGACAACTACGCTGGAACCAATTCGTACAACTCTCGCAACACAACTGCCGCCGCCGACTGAAGCAAGTCGGCCCAAGTTCCATGAGGCGTATTGGGCCGTCCTCAACAACAGCCGCCTCAAACGCATCATCGATGGTTTGGAGCCAGCGACCAACTGGACCAATGCCATCAACGAAGATGTGGCGAATGCTCATCAGTTCATTCGCAACTTCGCCGCCGACATGTCCCGGATCACCGGGCGTCGAATGGACATCGAAGGCACCCAACGGTTGTTCTCTGTCAAACAGCCAGAACACTCCTGCGGCAGCCTGAAGGAACGGCTGGAAAAGGTTCATTCCGAATTCGAGTCTTCGTTCCGATCCGCCGTGCTCGGGATGAAGAAGAACCTGAAATCCATTCGGGAGAAAGAGTGGGGCTTCATCAAGACGAAGAACCACTTCCTGCCGATCTCCAAGATCGAGATCACCGGCACACCATCGACCGGCGAGACTCTGCTTGAGTCTGGCGGTGCTGTGGCTGGTTTCACGCACCTCGGCGTCGATCACGTCGTTCGCTCCATCCAGTTCGCCGAACCTTGCTTCAAGCCGGTGGACGACTTCACACGTTCGATTCCCAAGCACGCCCAGCGGAAGCTGAAGGTGCTGGAATCGACTCACTACGACTACGAGCCGAAGATCCTCGACGGCGTGCTGGTCTCCGAGAAGGAAGAACAGCGTGCTACGCCGTTCCAAGACTGGTGTGAGTGGATGCAAGACCCTGCTCTCGCCATCCGTATCGACGGCCCTACTCAGGGATCATACCGGGACGACACGGCTGCGGCCTTTGACCGCTATGCCATCGACTTCTGGCGTGAGCCCTATCAGGGCGATCTCCAGCGAACTTGGACATGGGCCAAGAACAACCCCATCATGAAGGCGTTGTTCGTCTGGATGCCGCTGGCCGTCGCCATGTTCTTCGTCGCCTTCGTGCTCGGCAAAATGCCATGGAATGCCGAGGCGTCGTTCCTCCAAGGAACCATCGGTGTTCTCGGTGTCCTCGCTATGCTGGGCGTGGTCATCGCCACGGTGATCAAGTGCTGGTCACACACTTATCTTCGCAACTGCCGCTGGCGGCTGTAAGGTTGGGGGGTCGGAACTGGGGAAGACGAGCCCTCGGTGATGGGGATCACCGGGGGCTTTTTATTTACCCTTCAAACGTGAGAGCAAAGCCTCTTCGGTTTTTGGCGTCGTTTAGAATCAATGTATGTCCGGTGCCAATTTTGTTCATGTATCCGATGATATCGTTTCCAGCATCGGCGACATAAATCAGGTCGGTTGCCAGATCCAACGAAATGTCATCTGGGAGAGCCCACACATCGCTATCGACGGCAAAAGCGTTACTTCCATCGGTGTCCATTCTATAGATGTAGAAAGGGATTCCCACATAGATGTGGCCGTTGGCTAGGTCCAACGTGATGCCTCGCACATTGTTGATCCCAGAATCTTTCACCACGGTTGGTGTGCCGCCAGCCGTACTGAGCTTCACCACCCTGCCCGTGCTGCTGTTGTTGGATTCCGTCCAATAGACAATGCCGTCAGATCCAACTGCGATTCTTTTGAGTTGGAATACTGTGTTGGCAAACAAGGCGTCATTTGAACCATCCAGATCACATCGACGGATTTGAGTTCCTGTTCCATAGTAAAGCTTGCCATTCGCCAAATCTAAGGTGATGCCCAAAGGAGATGTTGTTGTAAGAAGAGTGACTTGTCCAGTGCCAGCAGTCGTGGCCCGGCGAATAGCTCCGGTGTCGTACTCACACCAATACAAGTAACCGTTTGTTGAATCCAGTGCGATCTCATCAATGTTGTTGACGCCCGAAATCAGGGTTGAGACCGAATACGATTCTGTCATTCTTTCCAAAATCAAATCATCGCTGTTAGCCATATACATGAGGATGTCGTTGGCGACAGCAACATGAGCCGTTCCTGCGGCCACTACGCCGCCAGAAGTAACTTCGTAGAATGGAGTCACAATAGCTTCGCCACCCACCACAACACCACCAGATGTCGGTGGTGTTGCTGTATAAGACCGATCTGCCGCCCCAGCCGCCACGACGCCACCAGATGTTGGCATGTTGCTGATGAACAAGGCCGAACCACCAGCCACAACACCGCCGCCAACAGTGGTTTTTACTGTCACGCTGGCCGAACCACCGACCACGACGCCGCCAGATGGATACTCGTTGAAGGGTCGCACTTTGGCTTCGCCGCCGACCACAGCACCACCAGATGGATACGCATATTGGTTGTAAGGTGCGTGCCCGCCAGCTACGACGCCACCCTCTCGGCCCTTGTTGATCCACGATTCTTCAGCCGTGCCACCAACCACGACGCCGCCCCGAGGGTAATCGGTCAGATACAGGCCGCAGACTCTTGGAACGCTCTGGAAGGCTTTGATCGTCTCCCGGACATTATCCTTGATGGCCCGTTGCTCAATCTTGATGATGATGTCGTATAACGTCACCAGATCGTCGAAGACATCTGAGCTATAGGTGGTCAGACGAACGCAGTTCTTGAAGAGATCGAGGTAGATCACCGAGTTGATTTTGGTGATGACGAAATCGTACTCGTACTTATCAGACGTGTATTGTGCAGGCTGGAGAGTTTTGCTCCATACCATACAACACTGCTCTGTGTTTTTGATGAGTTCGAGAAAGAGTCTTCTTTTGCGAACATTCTTGATTTCGACCAGATTGTTTTCAGCCATGCTCACCTCGGTTGGACATGGTATTTACGGTTTGCATGGTCATCTTACAGAGAATCCCAATTCTTCCAGTGCTGTGAGAATCTCTTCCAGATAATAGGATGGAGTGGCTCCGTCCGGGGTGTCGTACTTATAGGCAAACTCATCTCTGTCAGAAAGCCCGTTGGGAGGAGCATAAAATCCCGTTCCGTTTTCCACAGCTTGAATAAGCTGCTTAAATCCAGCATATGGCTCCACTTGGAAAATCACCGCTCGATAGAAATATGTAGGAAACGTGTCCAGCCTCGCTCTCAATGCCGTCATATCTGTAATGAATCTTGAATTTGGCATTGGTGGAAACGTGAGATCTGCTGAATAGTAGCTCGATTCATCTTGAAACAGCAAAACCACGACATTACCAGCATCTTCCGGGAACTCATTCGATGGCAGAAGTTTATGATGAATCGCTTGAAATGTTGCTTCGTTGGACCAAGTGTCAACGATGATCACATGGTCGTCGTAAGCTGTTGAGTCGTTGTTGTAGAATCCTATTAAGGCATCTTTGAGGATCGTGTCTCGCATTGTCCTCAAAGGAGCCAACGTGCTGTTCATCGAACCGCTGGCATCGAAGTAAATGTAGATGTATGTGTTCTCGCCGATCACCAAGTTTTCTGCCGATCCACCAACAACCACGCCGCCAGAGCCAAATTCTTTGTATCGTTCTGGGACAAATGCTGCTCCACCAACAACCACGCCACCCGAGAATTCTTCTGCGTATCGTTCTGGGACGTGAACGATTGGATCGCCAGCGACAACCACGCCACCAGAACCAACTTCGTCGTAGTAGATGGGGCAGTGGCACGGTCCCAAAATTTGTATTAGCCGCTCTTCTTCTTCAGGCAATCGAGTGAATTGCTTTTCGAGAATCAAGAAGATCGATTCGTACAGTGTGGTAACGTCTTCGTAGACCAACGAACTGTAGGACGCAGACAGTTTACAGTTTTTGTAGACATCGAGCGTGATGCCGGTCCCTGTCTTGGTGATGATGAAACTGAATTGGTCTTTCTCAGCACTGTACTGGCCGGGCGCAATCTCGCTCCAGACCATACAACACGATTCAGTGTTCTTGATCAGTTCGAGGAAGATCTCCCTCTTGCGAATTGCTTTGATTTCCGTCAGGTTGTTGTCGGCCATCTGGTCCTGCGTTCCTGTATGGGCAGTGGCGGCAACCGCTGAAGCAGCAGTGGCCTCGTCTTATTAGAAATTGGGCGGTAAGTACGATCCTCCCATTCTCTATGTAGCAGTCTCCGGGTCTAAGATTCATGATGGGCGAAAAGCTCCTTGCTGATAATTGAGTTGGCAGCTATACTTAAGATTGATAAGGAGAAGTCTCATATGGCACCATGGGTATTGAATGAATACATCCACTTAGATGAAGCAGAATTGACGGAAATTGGCTGGTGGGCAGAATATGAGCCTTTTGATTATCCGGTTCGCCCTTTCACGTTAAGAGGGCATATATACATAGATGGCGAACCAATTTGTTCGATCAGATGCGGCACCAGCGGCGAACATTTGTTGTTGGTCGGCTCTGACGACATTCAGCACGCCGGATTCAAAAACAACGCAGTTTGCCTTTTATGGAAATCCGATCCCGGAGAACACTTTCTTTGTATATCTTATGAAGTGATGGGAGCGGAGATCGAGATAACTCCACAATGGAGTTGGATGCAGGAGGGATTTTGATCTCAACAAATGACACAACAATCTTGGCGATGCTGAGTAGGTTCCCGGATATCAGCCCAGAGGAAGCCGATGAGCATATTTCCAAGATTGAATTTGAGGAGAACGTCGCTGTCTGTCACGCAGTGATCGGTCGCATCTCTCCAGATGAACTTTCTGGAGATGCACGACAGACATATAACGAGTTCCATCGTTGGAGCATGGATAGAACAAGAAGATTCAGAAACGAACAACTGACGGCGAGACAACAGGGGAAAAGAACCCGAGAGTCGATCCGGCTAACACAACTGCATCAGCGTGGACTTGTCTCAGATGAGTTCATGTTGCTTTACGGGATTCAAGGAGAATTGCCAGAAAGGAATCTGTACTACCGGCTCTCCGACGAGGAGAAGCAGGCGATTTTTGCAGAACGCATGGAAAACCGATTTGGCCCGAACTGGAGAAGAAGGTTTCGCAACCTTCCAGCATTCTTAAAAGAAATTGACAACGCCAAGATCAATTGGCTTGAAGAAGGATTCTAACAATTTCAACTCTTGGAGGTCTCATGGATAAGCATCGAGAAACCCAAATGGCTCTGAAGATCAGAAGTATCACCGGAAAGAAGCTCCGAACATGTTACTTTTGTGTGAGGTATCACAACGGTAACTATTCGAGAGCCCTCTCCATGTGTGCAGGTGAAACTGCGGAGGGTGATAGGCTGCGACAAGCAACGTAAATTCAACCCTCTCAAAATCCTCAGTTGGATTCGACAAAGCAGACTGCTGACACTTCTTCATCGAAATGATGTTGAATAAGCGGCCAAAAACATCTACACTACTACCAGTCCCCAAGTCACTTCTCACGGAGAACCGATCATGGAACTGGTAGTAGCTCTTGATATGCCAACACCAGAAGACAACCTCAATCTGGTCGATGAATTCTCTGGCTCCGGGGTGGACGTTCACTTCAAGATCGGTCTCAATACCTTCACGGCGGCTGGGCCGGATATCGTCAAGAAAATCAAAGATGCTGGCTTCAAGGTCGTTTTAGACCTCAAACTTTACGACATTCCAAACACCATGGCAGGTGCCGCCACTCGCATCTGTGAATTGGGCGTCGATCTCTTCACCATTCATGCCTCTGCTGGTGAGCAGGGCATGAAAGCTGTCATGACAGCAATCACCGACTTCAAACGTGAGCACAAAACCGATGTAGCTCCAAAGGTGCTTGCCGTCACCATTCTCACATCGTTCACACACGACCACTGCATGAGTGTCTATGGCATTGGCCGATCTGACGGCACTGCACGACTGGTGGGCGAAGCCACAAAAGGTCTGGTGGATGGTGTTGTCTGTGCTGCTCCTGACCTTCCAAGCATCGATGTGTGGCAAACACAAATTTTGGAACGAAGTGCGCCACGCCCCAAACTCATCAAGTTCGTGCCGGGAATCGAACTGAAACCTCGTGCCGATGATCAGAGCCGAAAGGGAACGCTCAGAGATGTCGTACTCGGCGGTGCCGATTACATCGTCGTAGGTCGCCCAATTTACCAGTTCGATGAACCAGTGAAGATGGCTGCTCTGATCAAGGAGAAAGTAGCGGCCATCGAAAAGGCGTGGGAAACTATCCAACGTCTCAAAGACTGGGAAGATCCACCACCAGCATAGACTCCTCGAAAAAACTGCCATACAATGTCAACGGAGGACAAAATGGCTACTGACGACCATTACAAAACGCTTGAAGTGGATCGGCGTGCTTCCGACGCCGTGATCAGTGCAGCTTACAAAGCACTCGTCAAACAGGCCCATGACGCCAAGGACGAGGAGCGTTGGAAGAGACTGAACGCAGCCTATGAAGTCCTGTCGGACACAGCCAAACGCAAAAAGCATGACCGCACTGCCGCTGATTCCATCAAGCGAGGCAAGGTCATCGGTGACTACCGCATTCTCGAACAGATTGCGGAAGGCGGTTTCGGCACGACATACAAAGCCGAACACCGTCTGACCGGCAAACTTGTGTGCATCAAGCACGCCTCTCACGTCTCGGCCCATGACGAGCAAATCTTGCTCGATGAGGCACGCAGTTGTTGGGACTTGCGGCACTGGGGCATCCCGGCGATGCGAGACATTCTCAGAATGCCCGACGACAGCATGGCTCTCGTGATGAGTTATGTCCCCGGCCCAACACTCGCAGAAGTGTTGGAGAAGAAGGAATACAACAACGGCCTCGATGCCGAACACGTCGCATGGATCGTTGACCGAACGCTCAACATCCTGAAGTACCTTCACTTCAACGGCGTCGTGCATGGCGATATGAAGCCTCAGAACATGATCATCCAGCCGGAAGACCACACTGTCGTTCTGGTGGATTACGGCTTGTCGAAAGTGAAGCCTACTCGGAAAGATGGTGCATTGGGATACACTCCCTTTTTCGCCTCTCCCGAACAGGAGTCAGGACGAGTGCCGTTGCCTGAATCCGACTTCTTCGGGTTGGGCAAGACGATGATTTTCGCACTGGGCGGCGATGTCGAATTCATCAAGGTGCCCGAGCATACCCCGGATGCCATGTGTGAATTCATCAAGCACCTGATCAAACAAGATCCGCTGGCAAGGCCAAACTGGCAGGACGTTGATCTGTGCGAAGAGTTCCGAAAGATTCGGAAAGCGTGTTTTGGCCGAACATTCAGCAACATGAAACCTTTGAAGATTTGAGAGAGCCATGGGCGACAAGAAACGGATCGAGATCATCGGCGGCGGAACGGTCTCTTGGATCGGAAGCCATCTGGCACTGACAGCCCCAGCATACGGCGGAACGGCTCGTGCCCTTCACCGACTCGCTTTCAACTTGGCTCCCACAATGGAGCCGGTGATCCGACTCACGAAGATGGCCGGTGGCATGACCATCATTGGCACCACGCCCGCTGCCGAGCAACTCGAAACCAACGAAGACATTTCTGCTCTGGTTGACCTGTTGGTTGCCGATGACAGAACAAAGATTGTCTTTTTCACGGCAGCGATGGTGGATTTCAACGGCGAGATCGATTGCCCAATCTTCACGCCCGGCAAATATGGTACTCGGCTTTCCTCGAAGGAAGAGCCATACATCCTGAAACTCACTCCTGCTGAGAAGATCATCAGGAAGGTCCGCAAGACACGGAAAGACATCTTCCTTGTGGGATTCAAGCAGACCTGCGGAAAGACCGAAGACGAACAGTACATCGAAGGTCTGGAACTCTGCAAGAAGGCGTCATGCAACCTCGTTCTGGCAAACGACACCAAGACCCGCCTGAACATGGTCATCACGCCGGAAGAGGCCCGCTATCACGTCACCACCAACCGGCAGGAAGCGTTGCATGGTTTGATGGAGATGGCGTTGATGCGATCCCATCTGACGTTCACCCGTTCAACGGTCGTGGACGGCCAGCCTATCGAATGGACCTCGCCAGAAGTCCCAGAATCGCTGAGGACGGTCGTGGATTGGTGCGTGCAGCAAGGAGCCTACAAACCGTTCAACGGCGTCACAGTGGGCCACTTCGCCTGCAAGCTGGACGAACAGACGTTCTTGACCAGCATCCGCCGCTCGAACTTCAACAACATCTATGAAACTGGTCTGGTCAAGGTGAAGACTGATGGGCCGGATTCAGTGATGGCCTACGGTGCCAAGCCATCCGTGGGCGGACAGTCGCAACGCATTGTGTTCCACGAGCACACTGATTACGACTGCATCGTACACTTCCACTGCCCGATCAAACCGGGAAGCGAAGTGCCAATTGCATCTCAACGAGAGTTTGAGTGTGGGTCGCATGAGTGCGGACAAAACACCTCGACGCATCTCAAGCGATTCGGTAATCTGAGTGCAGTGTTCCTCGAAGAGCATGGGCCAAACATTGTGTTTCACCGCACAATCGACCCACAAGAAGTCATCGACTTCATCGAGGCCAATTTCGAACTGTCAAGGAAGACTGGTGGCTTCGTGAGCATCCAGTCACGTCTCGACACCAACAACACGTTGCAAGACGCAACCAAGCTTCTAGGAGAGTCCCATGAGTGAAGCAGGCGATTATGTACCAGCAGCACATTGGGGAGGCCATGACTTCGTTTCCGCTCGTCGTTCTTACGCCGATCACGTCGATGTGAGCCGACAGGAAGCCATCGCCAAAGGGGTCGATCCCAAAGACCTCGTTCCCGACAAGATCACCACAGACGCCGAATCACCTTTGGTGATCGCCGTCGATGTCACCGGGAGCATGGGCGAATGGCCCGCCACGATGTTCTCGAAGCTCCCGTACCTCGAATTCGAGGGCCAAGAGTATCTCGGGGACGACATGCAGATCTCGTTCTGCGCCATCGGCGACTCAGGCTTCGACCGGCACCCGTTGCAGGTCCGTCCGTTCGTCAAGGGCGGCGATCTCAAGGAATCCCTTGAAGCCCTGATCCACGATAAGGGCGGCGGCGGCAATGCCGAAGAGAGCTACGATCTCGCCGCTCTCTACTACTCCCGAAACTGCGAGATGACCGGAGCGATCCGCAAGCCGATCTTCATCTTCATCGGTGACGAAGGCATCTACCATCCCGACTTCAGCCCGAACGCCGAAGGTTGGGCTCGCACGAAGGTTGATGGTCGGTCTAGCGTGGACAGTGCCTTCAACCAGTTGAGGCAGAAGTTCAACGTCTACTGCATCCGCAAACCGTATGGTGGCAGCGAGAAGAAGATCCACGCCCAGTGGGTCGAGTATCTCGGAGCCGATCATGTGGTGATGCTGCAAGACCCGAATCGAGTCGTCGATGTGATCTTCGGTTTGCTCGCCAACGAGACGGGCCGCATCGAATACTTCGAGGACGAGCTTCGTGAACGACAGGGCAAGGATCGTGACGGCGACGAGAAGATCGACAAGGTTCTCAAGTCGCTGATGACGGTCCACCGAATCGGCAAGGACAAAGACAAGTCCTTGAAGAAGATCGCTGGACCAAAGGGCGGCGGCAAGAGCAAGTCGGTTGCTGTCGATGATGGTCCCGGCCCGAAGGGAGGAAAGGCCAAGAGCAAGTCGCTTTTGGACTGACGCAATGAACCTAGACAACCTTCATCTGACACAGGACGGATTCCGACACAATCGCCTGAACATGCTGTCGATGATCCGGTTTGTGTCAGATGGGGGACGGTTTGATCACGAATCGCTCGCACGACACAATCCCGAACACACCAGTCTGATTGCAATCACGGAGTTCCCGGACGGCCAATGGTACATTCGAGACGGCCTGCATCGCACCATCTCGATCTATCTGGGTCGTTCAGAACGGGTGCTTTATGAGGATGAATATCAGATTGAGCATATGGGTTATGAGATGTATCTCGAACCCGCAGTTCAACATGGTTGGTACACGCCCTTTGATCCTCGAACTGAAGTCCGACTGGCGGACTTCTTTGAGTTCAAAAACAAGGTGCTGGGATTGATCGATGGCGGCGACGATGTGGAAGCGTTCATTCGCTCTAACAAACACATGTACGCCACTCCTCGTTCTCACAAGCACACAATTGCCAAACTGGCAGAGGAGTTGAGTCATGAGCTTGCTCGATGTCTTGCTGGGTAGAAAGCCCGTCCAACCTTTGTTGGCTCGACCGAACTTTCATGTGACGCTCTGGCCTGCCTTCCCGCATTTTCCTCGCTTCTCGCAGGACGACCGGCTGGATGGCATCCGGCTCAACAGTGCCATGATGGATGCCGCCGAGATCGACGACGACTTCAACACGAAAGTCGAAGCCGCCACCGTTCCACTCTGGTTCGACATCAAGGGGATGCAGCTTCGCATCCGGGAAGTGTTGACCGATCACAAGACGGACAAGCATTTGGAGATCATTCTCAACCGGCCCATCATTCTCGATAGGAAAGTCTCACACTTTCAGCCGTGCATTATCGAGTTCAAAGCGGGAGAGGACGCCGCCAAGTGTATTGCCATGGAAGACGGCGGTAAGCGTCTGGTCTTTGAGTCATGGCCGAAGTTTGAAGTCCGTGCCGGGGAAAGCATTCACGTTCGAGAACCCCACACCACTGACGGCCCAGTATTCTTGCCTTACGAAATCGAGAAAATCGAAAAGATCGTAGCCCTCGGATTCAACAACTTCTACCTGTCCTATGTCTGGGACCAGCGGCACGTCGATGAATTTCGAGAGTACATCGGCAAAGACGCCCAACTTCGTCTGAAGATCGAGAACCCCCGAGGGCTCAATTGGGTTTCCTCTGGCTGGCGTCCGCAGGCCAACACCAACCTCGTCGCCGCCAGAGGCGATCTGTATGTCGAGATTGATTATCCGCACCAGATCATGCAGGCGTGCAAGTTGATCATTGGGGCCGATCCGGGAGCCACAGTTGGCTCACGAATGCTGCTGTCGCTCGTCACGCAGAACTATCCTCGTTGTGCTGATTTGAGTGATCTGTCGTGGTTGTATGACATCGGTTACAGGAATTTCCTGTTGTGTGACGAACTGTGCCTCAAGGAAAACCTGATGGCAACTTGCGTCAACATCTTCGACGCTTTCCGAAACGACTACTGTTTGTCGTAGGAAAGTAACCTTGGGTTAAGAAGGCTATCTATGGTAGAATCTTAGATAGCAGGAGCAACCCATGGTGCGTATTCTCGGCAATATCTTTCGATCCACCCTGTACCTTGCGATGGGCGGATTGATGGGATACTACAACTACCAAGCTGGCGGACTGATCAGCGTCCTCACCGCCATCTTTTTCTTTGCATTGGGCGTTTTGATGGTGACGACGTGGCGAAAGAAGCCAAACGTGCAATTCGAGCAGCTTTCCGTTCAGCCGTCTTCGGACGAGCCGGATACCGCTGTGAGTGCTGCGGAAGGCTCGGATATGACCGTCAAGGGACCGGAGACCCTCAACGAGTCCCTTTAGACGCACACCACATCACCAATCGCAAGGAGATGCCCAACGGCGGCTACGTCAAAGAGAACGGCATCTCTGTCTGTGACGATTGCCATTTGTTGGCCGAAGACGCTGCTCCCGGCTTTGAGCCCGAAGTGCTTTACGAGAAGATCGGCTCAAGTCACGAAGCTGCACTGAAAGCCAGCACTGATTTGTAGGTCCACTCAGGGCTACCATCAGGCACCGGCACGCCTTTCATGTTTAGCTCACGGGCCACCTTCTTTGGGCTTGATTTCGTCAACAAGACCTTCAATTTCTCTGACAGTGGTGGCTCTATCGAATAGTGCTTGTGTTCTGTGTATAGCCCATGCAGGTACTCCAACCAACGATGGGCAGTTGTGATTCCGTTGAATCGATACAACACATGTCCTTTGATCTCAAGCAGTTCTTCCGGGGTCATTTCCAATGCCGCTTTGATTTTATGAGACATCACGTCGCCACCATCATGAGGGTCAATAACCTGTCCGAACGGGAACCCGAACATCTGGTACATGTCTTTGAACACTCCAACATTTGTACTGACAACCGGAACTCCCGCCGCCCAAGCTTCAATTAACACAAGACAGAACCCTTCTTTCTCTGACGGCATCAACAACACATCAATGCCCTTCATGGTGTCGCCGATCTTGTGTTGAACATCGATATACTTCAGCCGTCTTTCCTGATCTTCACGGCTGAGGAATTTGTCCATGTCTTCTTTGTAATGTTCTTCTTCGCAAGACCATGGACCCGAATGCGTCACGCCGACATACACACCTTTGTACTCCTCTGGCAGAGCAGAGATGACTTTCCCTAGTGCCAAAGGGTTCTTCTCTTTACACCATCGTCCCACAAACCCAATCACGATGTCATCTTTCGATAACCCCCACGCCTGCTTCTGCTCTTCTTTTGATTTGTCAGAGAATGTGTGGTCGGGCAGAAATCCATTGGGAATAATGTTGACCGACTTGCGAATGATCTCCGGGTAGGCATTCATGGCTTCACAACTGACAGCGGCAAAGCGGGTCGCTAACGGAGCGTTTTTCTCCAGAATATCTGCATGAAATGTGTCTTCTGGGTGGCACTTTGATATCACCACAATCGGCTTGTCGATTTTGGGGAACCAGTTAGCAAAATCTTCAATGCCCCAAACCACAATGACATCAGAGTTCAAAAACACCTTGTTCATTTCTGGCTTGTTTTTGTAAGTGAACAGATTTGGGTGTTCCATATCGATCTCTTCTTCGAGATGAAATTTCCCGTATGGCAAAAGTTCTTCAAGAATCTTTGGATTGGTTTTTAACTCTCCCGCTGGCTTCACCAGACTCCACTCAATCAAACATCTTTGGGAGCACTTCATCAAGGTTGAAAGCCAAACCTCTGTGCCACCGAAGTCAAGATTCGGAAGCAGCACACATGCCTTCAACTTCTTGTGAGGCTGAAACTGCTTGTAGAGATCTTCGATTGCCTGCTCCCAAGCTCTGGCACTTTTTTCAATCGTGAATTCATCCCTGATGATCTTTCCAATCTTTTCAACATTGGGCTTGTTTGCTTCGCCCATTGCCTCTCTGATGTAATTAGAAAGATCTCTTGGTGTGACGCCAAGATTGGTGGAGATGCCAATGTTCCCGTACTTGTTTTCAAGTTCCATGACTGCGCCGCATCTGGAGAAAACAGCCGGAACATCCATCATCCATGCTTCGGCCAGAGAGTTTGAAAACCCTTCGTACTCTGACACAAGGACAAAACAATCCAGACCCGACAAAGCATCTCCGACGTGATGCGACCATTCGTCTACAACGTAACGTCCGGGAAGATATTGTTCCAACATAGATTGAACCTCTTCAAACACAACTCTCACGGGTTGGCCGACGAAAGCTAGTTTGTATTCTTCTGGAAGAAGCGACACTGCTTTGATGACTGTGCCGAGGTTCTTGTTCATATCGACTCGACCGGTGTATCCGATTACTTTGTCTTCAGGTCCGAATCCCCATTTTTCTCGCTGCTTCTCTCGACCCAATTGTGTTTGCAGTCTTTCGATAGCGTGGCCGCTATAGATGGTTCTCGCTCGGCCATTCCAGAACAATGTGCCAGAATGGTCAGAGTTTCCTACTTGCATGTTCGACCGAATCTTCTTGTACTCATTCAAGACCCATCTTCCAAAAGCATTGGATAAGGCGATTGAAGGATGTGGCAGAACTTCGACCATAGGATGGCATAAGTGCCATTTCACAACCACATCTGCGTCCTGACAAGCTCTTAGAACAGCTTCTTCGAACGTGTCACAAACATGAATTCCGTCGAGGTCAATGGCTTCGTCCTCATGTTTCTTATTGACGTAAACTGGCGGAAATTTTTCTTTGTAGAGAGGAGAGATCTCAAACTGAAAAGCCGACTCCACAGCCAGTCCTACCCATTGCACCTTTTGGGGATCAAGTCGTGTCAACATCTCATTGAATTCAACTTCGGCCCCGCCTCGCTTGAAATTATTGACGATCATGGCACATTTGATGGGAGTCTCCACCTCTGTTTCAGGCACAATTTCTGGAAACATAAAGTAGTCGTGTCTTCGAACAGCGGCGATTCGCTTGGGGAAGATAACTTCTTTCCCTTGGAGCCATTCTTCGATTGTGCCTTCATGCTCCAACAAGCTATCGAACCATTCAGAATGAATTCCTAGTCCAGAAAATTTCCTGACCCCCGACGATTTAACCGTGTTGGTGGTGTGCCAGTGACCTCGCTGAGCTTCCGCACCGAGAGCCATCAATCGCCAGTCTCGAACATCTCTGAAGAGATATCGTGCTAGATTGCGTGCGTGAAATTTGAAAACATCTTGATCGGTTAAGATCAAAATCCTTTCGGCGTTACAAATTTTGGAATCACGCACAGCGTCTTTGATATCCCCCTCGAATGGCGTCACGAGATGCACAATGTCGGCATCCTGAAGCTGGCTGATCATCTCGTCATGCCTACGCACGTCCGATTGAAGCCAATAGATTTTGTCGAAAACGTGAAAGGGATTGATGTCAATGTCGGCTTCCCTGATCTGATCTGGGCTGAGCTTGTGAGATGTTGTGACTCTGTTGTGATCCCTACTGATGGGCCGCACGATTTCTTCATGTCCCATTTGAAATCGTGTATTGTATTTTGGCTCGATCCCAGCATCGTGCATGATGCGACCCATCATTTGGTCGCTCCATCGGCACTTGATGTGTTCGCCATCCTGCGGATAATCAACCACGGCTTGCACAGCACGGGGGCTCAAAAAGATACCGGCTCCTCCTTGAACATAGAACGGTTCTCCGTGCATATCCACAGGCCCGCCTCCGTAATAATCATGTTCTGCAAAGTCGCAATCGAGCATTCTGCTGACCATGATGTAAGTGTCGTCGTCGCAACAAAACAATCGATCAAACTCAAAATGCTGAGCCACATACTTGATGGAGAGGTATTGTTTGATTGGGCAATCCAGATAGGTGTCTCCGCAGTCAATGTACAAGATATCGCCAACCACCTCTGTCGGGGCTCCCGGTCTGCCAACAACGAAGTAATACTGGTGATCCAAGTCTTTCAACCATGTTTGTCGCAAAGCCCTTCGTGCCTCATCGTTTTTCTGGCAACTTGTAATCAAGAATAGAAGTTTCATCGATTTGCCTTTTAGCTGTTTGTATCTTTCATAGTATTGGGAAGACAACAGAAGCTTGTTTGTCTCTTCAGAGATGTTTCCCAGATTCAAATTCTCTTGATAGGAGAGGTGTGTGACAGCGTTGATTCTTCGCTTCAAAGGACGCTGTACGTCGAAGTATCGTTGAAGGATGGGAAACATCTCTTCTTCGTGGTGAAGAATGATGTCGATTTCCTTCCACCATTCAGGGACAGCCCAATGCTCGCAATCAATGTTCAGAGATGTTTGGCTGGTAACTTGCTGCTTGATGAACTCATCCAGTGACGGGTTTTCAATATCTTCAGATTTTTTGAGTTGGAACCCATAGAGAGAGCAGAGTTGCTCTCTGGGATCACGAACAATCGAGAATGTGAGCCAGCCGTTTTGTTTGAATTTTTTGAGAAGATTGTGATTCCAGTTCACGATGTGGTTGTGAAAAACAACAGGCGTATGATGCTCGGCCATACAGATTTCTTCCGCTTCTTCTTGCGTCCAATCTCTGTTGAGAAGGTATGGCGCACGCCATGAATCGATAAGTTCATATCCATCGCACTTCAACTGCGAGACCGTGTAGACCCCGCTGGTACGCATATGATGGATGAAGGCAAGTTTTAAGTGTCTGTTTCTGGATTGCATAATGGCTGAAAGTATTGAATCCCGGCAGGGGAGTTCTCCTCATACAGCTTTAACAGAGCGGACTTTTTCGCAAATTCCTCATACCGTTCCTGTTCTGGCGATTTCGGTCGGCACTTTGCGGCTTCATCATAGTAGAGTTTGTCTTGAGGGTGGCAGACATAGATGTCATCGCCTCTGTCTTTGGGCGTGTTGTTTTCATACAAAAGACAGACTTGGCTTTCGTCAACGCCCACAATGGCGGCAAACATCTCAATCAACCATGCCACATTCTTCGGGCTGTAGTCCGCATTTGACGGAACTGGAGCGTTCTCGACCTCTGGAAGCGGGAACTCGTAGCGAGAACCGAATCCATGTGAGAATTCTCGGTTGCGTGGGGCATCTTCGCAGACCCCATCGCAGTGAAACCAGTTTTCGTGGCCCGGCACATGTTCTGATCCTGATTGTGGCATAATAATCTCCTCCAACGGTATATAGGTTATGCGATTCAAGGAATGGTTACAGAACGAAGCCGGTCATTTCATGCTGGCAAACCCAGCCAACATCTGGGTTCTCTATCACGGTCGTCCCGCCATGCTTCAAGGTGTGACGATGGTAGACCCCCGCTTTGAGTTCATGAATGTGCCAAATCCAACATTCGATTTGGATGATCCAAGAGCGAGAATGGCGCAGGGGAGAAAGTTCTTGGGCCAATTCACTTTCTCATTGCCGGTTGTCGATCCAGAAGGAAAGCGAATCATTCGCTGGATCGTGGTGCCCCGAGAGAACGGCACAATGCTTGGCGGCGGACAGAAAGCCCATATCGCCGCCAGCCCAGAGGGCGTCAAGGCTCCTCTGGACTGGGCAGATCACGCCGACATCATGGATGACAGTGGTGCCATCCCTGCCACTTATGGCGGCAATGTCGCCGATGCAGGATAAAAGGACTGGTCCCCTGTAGCCGGGATTCTGTCGAGCGTCGTCATTTATCTCAGTCTTTCGACTGGCGGTTTCCCGCTGCCACAACCCGGCCTCAAAGCACTGCTCACCTGCTCAGCCTGCTCGTGTTGCATCCTCGGTGGTGAAAGCGACTCCAGCGAAATTTTACTCCCGCCTTCCCAGTCTCCCACCTTAAGCAGAGATGTCCCGAACTTCCTCAAAGGGCCTGTGACGCCCCCTGCGACGACGTAGGGACCAGTCCAATTTTTGTATTGCACTTTATTAGACGGCAAAAATCAATCCACGGTTCAACCTTTACTGAGAATTTTTTGTGCCATAAAATGAGGATACGCAATGGCCCCGTCTCAAGGGAGAATCCCAATGGAACCCGGTTACTACCGCCTCATCAAGCCGTACAAAGAAGATGACGACGCTGATGATGCGTGGGTGGTCGGGCAGCTTGTGTACTTCGTCGGTTGGCATGGTGATCAAGTCCATGTCGTCTATGGAGATTCCGGCTGGTATCTCAGCGAAGAAGAGTTCGTCGATCATTTCGAATTCGCTCCCGAGGGCCTGCAAGAGCGTCAGCAGAGGATGGCTGATCTCATGTCTGGGCTACACAACCTTGGGGGTCGGACGGACCACCTGTTGACGGAACAGCAGTCCCTTCCGGCCCTCACATTTCAAGACCCGGACGAAATCGAAGCCGAATTTGAGGTAGTCTCCACTGAGGAAACCGAAGAGGCTCCTGAGCAAGAGCAGTTCAACGCTCTCAGCACCACAATGTCTGACCAAATCGCACATGCGGCGGGCGGCATCAAGAAGGTGAAAACTCGGTTGGCGACGGTTCGCAAGCAGATTGCTCGACGCAACAAAGAACTCCAGCTTCTCATCAGAGAGCAGGAATTGATTCTGCGTGAAAAGGTCAACGCTCTCACCGAACAGATGGAGATGGCCGGTGAAGCCATCTACATTCTCAACGCCTATCTCGGCAAGGACGAAGAACTCGTTCGCATCAAGAACGGAAAGCGTGCCGACGCCGACGAAAAGCTCGTCATTCGCCAGTTGATTCTGTACATGGATGAAGAGGCTGCGGCGGCTGAGCAGTGGGCGGAACGAGGCGGCATCGACTTCCAGAAGATCGAAGAGTTCGACAAGTGGGTGGTCAAACCACAGAACCTCGATCAAGTCTGCCCAGAGAAGAAGGGTATCGTGGCAATCAAACCACGACGCAACGACAAATTCTATTCCGACAATCCGTTCGAAAATGCCGAACTCAACCGGGCCAACAAGTGTCTGTACTTGTTGGTACGGAACGGCGATCTCGTTTACCGCATCTACACTAGCCTGTGGTTGCAGGATGTGCTCTTCCCTCGCAAAGACGAGTTCGAGGGGTACTTCTACGAACGAGACTACGATTGGGACACACACGAGCGAGTGCGGAAGCCGATGCGGCCCGGTAGTGCGAAGTACATGGAAGCCATGAAAGCGTCGGACAAGCACCGTCGCCGCTTCTACGCCGCATTACTGCTGATCCAAGGCATTCTGGATCGCACTAAGGTTTTGCAGCCGTTGCCGGTCGAAGGTCGGCTCAATATCGTAGACATCCACGAGTCGGTGAAGTATTGCACCTTCCTGCAAGACGCCGAGAACCTGTTGGGCGATGGACGGCCCAAGTTCCGAGACTGGCTGGATCAGGTGAATTCCACCATCGGCGTCGGCTCCCGAATCATCGGGAACTTCGGCGGATACAGCAACGACGAATACACTGCCAGTTGGACACGGGAAGAACGTCGGAAACATCCTCGTTCAGCGAGAAGCCCACGAGACGACTCCATTTACGTTTTGGAGACGAAGGACGGCGGATACTTCAAATTCTACTACTCCCGTGAAGGCGAGACTGTTTATCACGGTTGGGACGATTGGGGTGGCCGTCCAGCGAGAAACCGAGCGAGCTTCAAGATCGAGTCGAGTGACCGATTCATTTTGAACTTCGACGCCGCCACCATCGGCGATCTGGAATACTACATCAACTCACGATTGCACCGGCATCAGTATGAGACCATGCTGCCGTTGATGAATGTTGCCGTGAAGATGAAGCGACGTGAGGCCAAAGAAGAAGAGCCTTTCCGTTATTTGCTCGTCGGCAGTATCATGGGTGCTCACGGCGTGAGTCAAACTGTCGCTGAAGATCGCATTGACCTGCTCATCAGTTGGTACAAGTTCAAAAACAAGTACCACCGTGCTTTGACGACGGACGACTCCAAGGCGTTGCGAATGATCGTCAAGGAGTTCGGACGCCGCTGGAAGCTGGAAAAGCAGCAGGTCGAGATGAAGGAAGATCTCGATGAGGCCGTCGAAGTTTTGTTGGACGACGAGCCAAACACGCTTGCCATCTTCCATCGTCGAGACAATCAGTACGTCGTGCTCAAGTGGCACAACGAACAGAACATCTTTGTGCGGGAAGAGCACTGGGAAGATATCGACAATGATCTCAAGTGCGTGAAGGTCGTCGAGTGGAAGACACTTGACGCTCGGCACAAGAGTTGGACGATTCTGTGGAACCATCCTCGCTGGGACGAATGGGATGCTCAAGCCAGTGAGAATGAGCACATGTCCGACCCTGAGCGTGAGCAGGCCATGGCGTATGGCATCAAGGCTTTGGGGAACAAAACCCAGCTACGGAAGAAGGTGTTCGGTTGGTACGACAAACCTTCTCGCAAGGAAGAATGGCTCGCACCGCTGGCTGCTGTTTTTCTGGATAGCGGGAAAGCGTGTGTCTACTTCTTAGAAGTTCATGCGAAGTTCCCCAAGGAAGGCAGCCTGACAGAGAAAGCCAAGTCTCCCGTTATGGGGAGATTGATCGTTGGCTTTAAGAAATCAAGCAAGGGGATTGAATTTTCAGTCGAAAACGTCAACACTGTGTCTTGTGGCTATGAGGGCAAAAAGGCACCATGGAACTTCGAGTACAGCGAATCTTTGGACTCAGGCCGCAGTCTCGCCGTCTGCAAGAAGCTTTGGCAGGAGAACATTGATGCTGCCATCGCAGAAGTCCGAGAAGTCAAGGCGTTCAACGATGCCATTCGTGAGAAGCTGAAGCCTGTTGACCGCATTGAAAGACAGTGCCACAAGGTTATCGAGGCCAAGTGGTGGGAGGACGAATACCGGCGATTCCACGAAGAGTACGATGATCCCGATGACGAACTGTGGGAAGACCACAAGGAGGAAATCAGAGAGCCCGGTTATCACAACATTCACCCTCATTGGGTTGAGGGGGTTTTGGTCGCCTTGCTCGAAAATGGAATTGAGATCGACGGCATCACCATCGAAGAGGCCGTGAAGACGGCGAAGAAGTTCAAGGTGAAGCTCGAAGATCGTCACCAAGAGAGCTACGAGGCATTGAAAGATGTTGTGTGCGATGCGTCTTTCGGGGTCAAAGAAGAGGAAGAAGATGATTGCGATTATGACGACGACTGACAAGGAAGTGTCTATGCCTTCTCCCAGAGTGAAGAAGGTCTTGGATGCCACATCCAAGATCTTTGATCACCCTACGTTTTATACAGCCAAGGGTCGTCAGGAAATCTTGCTCGATATGCCGGGGCAGGAACTCTATCACAAACGATCCTCCAAGTTGGCGACCGAAAGGTCCAACAATGGCTTTGAGCCCGAATTGCTGCCATGCTATGAGCAACCGCTTCTGACTGCCGAGCAGGAATACCATCTGTTTCGTCAGTACAATTTTTGGAAGCATCGGGCTCGCCAAGCGGCCAAGAGGTCGCACGCCACCTACGCAGAACACTGTCTGAAACAAGCCTATGGCGTCAGATCGGTTCTGGCTTGTGCCAACATGCGTCTGGCTCGCAATCTCTGGAAGAAGATCCATTCATCCCACAAGAGCGAAGTGCTCTCAGAAGGCTACATGAGCGTCCTACAGGCCCTTGAAGGGTTTGATTACCGGAAGGGCGTCAAGTTCTCGACCTACGCTACCTATGTCCTCCGCAGCCAAATGATGCGTGAGGCTCAAAGTTGGTTCCGAAAGACTCCTGCCCCGTTGCTAGGGGAGGAGCAAATTGTTGGAGGAGACGCTGGTGTTCTGAGAGAGAACCAGCAGGAGAGAAATGTCGATATCGTTGAAGATCTCCTTCGACGCACCGAAGATGAAAGAGAGCGGACGATTCTGATCTTGCGATTTGGATTGCAAGGAGAGCCCGCTCACACTCTCGAAGAAGTTGGCAAGAAGCTGAAGATCACAAAGGAACGTGTTCGCCAACTTCAGGACCGAACAATTGGCCGTCTCCGGGCGGCGGTTGATGAAGAAGGTTTGGAGTTCATTTTCGATGAAGTGGCATAAAGGAGTCCGCCATGCAATTCAGAACCAACCATCTCACGCTCGAACAGAAGCGTGATCTGTGTCAACGTGCGCACGACAAGTGCTTCAACTGGTGGGCCGACATTCTGGATTGCTCCCAGAGTTTCTGCCGTCAGAAAATCGATCTCACGTTCGAGGAGATCATGGCGAAGTTGGATAACCAAGCCTTCTTCACTGTGATCCATCGCAACAACGGCTCCGAGGACCACTTGGAGATCGGGTTCCGCACGTCGGGCGACCCGGACTACTTCTTGTGGATGCAGTTGTTGCCAGAGCACATCCCTGAATTCACAGAGGGCCTTACGACTTGAGCAGGTAGACGATGACTTGGGTTGACTCAGAGAGTTGATCCAAGGCGATCTGGCTCGTCAGTGTGAGGCAGAACGCAAGGATGTCTGTGGGGTTGTAGTAGTACAGCCCCTCTTGCTGCGATTGCTCGGGCACCAGCGAAGATGAGGTGAGCGTAAAAGCGGCACCTTTCTTGGCGAGAGCGAACATCTTGCGGATGTTCTTGCGGATATACCGCATCTGCAATCGTTCGGCAGATTCCTTGTCGATCCCCATCGCAATGTCGAGGTTGAATGGCCCAACAGCAAGCACCCAGTCGTGGGCCGTGTTGTAGGACTTCAGATCGGCCAACATGACGTTGGCATCGTTCCGTCGCTTGGCTGCCTCGATCATCTTCTCGCTGATGTCGATACCAGTGTAGAGCACGTCTTGGCCGGTGTAAGACTTCAGCCAAGGATAGAGGTCAGCGTGGCCGCATCCCACATCGAGGATACTGCCTTTGGAGAGGTCTCCTAGAGCCGTCATCGCCATGAACAGCCGTCGCTGATTCTGGATGGAATTCCACGCCGCAGCGGCCCAGCCTTCGTCAGAAACTTCGCAGGACGCATCAAATACTGTGGCGACATATTCGCTCTCAGAAAATTCGTGTTGCTCCATCAACTGGCCTCACTTTCATTTCCACGAACCGATCCTTCGGGTGCGGTTTCAAGACATCTTCTTTGGTGAAGTCGGAAGACACTTCGAGCACCAAGTATTCTGTTTGGTCGAGCAACAGGGTGTCGCCGGGTTTGACAGCCTCGCTCAAATGGCTCATCTTGATGAACAGCTTGTCTCCAATCAAACCGAACTCTGAAACCCGAGAGAGCTTGCGGCTTTCCGGGAAGCGATCATCGAGAAGCTCGTAGAGACGATGCTCCCAATGTTCGTTAGGCTCGACCGACAGGTAAGCCATTCCAAGGATGCGGCCACCTCCGTCGCAGTGCTGGCTGTCACCGACCATCACGGCCTTTTGTGGATCGATCTCCATGAAGTCTACAGCCTTCTGGAAGATCCTCACGTCGGGCTTGTGGTAGCCGTACAAGGCACTGGAGATGATGCACTCGAAGTAGCGGGCACACTTGATGTGCTCAAGGCTGCGTCGAATGTAGTGAGCGTCTTGATACCGTGATGTGTTCGAGATGATCCCGAGACGGTACGACTTCTCATAGAGACGCTGAAGCATCTGGGCAACCCAACCATTGGGATCGCCGGTGCCAGCATTATTGGAGAGCGTGTCTCCCCAGTCAAAAAGAACGGTGCTGTATTTCAATCGTCGAACTCCAGTAGGTAATCACCCTCTTCAAGTAATCCCTTGCTGCACAGATCGCACATGAGGGCTTCGAGATCTTCGAGTTTTCCCATGTGATCTCGGTTCAAGTCTTGCCATGCTTCGATTGTTTCTTGGAGATCGTCTTCTGGTCCAATGCCGAAGACTTCCATGTATCTTTGGCCTTCCATGAAGTAGGGCACTTCGAACTTCTTGCCGTAGTTGGCTTGAATGAGGCGGTCAAGATCGCAAGCGTTGTATTTGATGTACTCTGACATGTGGCATCCTTTCACACATATAAGAGAGTTGGCGGCGCAAAAGGAGGGCCTCCTTTGAAATTATCTCTGGAGGCCCAAAGCGGCAGTAGTTCACCTTATTGACCTATGCCAAGTTTTGACTCTCTTCTGCCGCTATCTTTGCTCTTCGTGAGGCTAAAGCTCGTTGAAGGTCTTTTACCTTATGCGAGAGTCACTCCATCGACACGAGGTGTACTATATCTACACGCCAACTCGTAAAAATGGTTAGCATATTCTACCCTGTTGGGACGGAATGTGGGAAGTCCTTTTGTATAAGAACCACGCATCACATGGATCGCCACCGGCGTATTTTCATGCCAGAAAGTAGTTGGCGGCATCCCCGACCAGTTCACCGGCCCCAAATCTTTCCCGACGTAAGCCCCTACCCTGAACGAAGTAAAGGGTTTTCCGCTCAACGCCACTCGCATCCTCCAGCCAACATCTTTCCCGTTTGTCTCTGTAGACCCTGCCATTTCAAAACTGAGTTCTTTAATTTCTGAGAGGCGAAAAGCACAGCCCCAACAAGCAGGGAAAGTTGGATCGCAGTCATAGCCATCCACGGAGACGCCTCCCGGATACTCGGCACCCACAGCCACATCATTCTCCAAGAATGATTCGAGCCAAGCCAGATGGCCTTTGTGAAGCCAGAAGAAATCAGGATCTTGAGTGAGAAGAAATTCGCTGTTGGCGTTGTGAAGTACACGATCCAGTGAAGGGCCGTGTCCGTTTTGTGAGCGAGGCCATATCTCAAGGTTCTTATATCTGGTGTAAAACCTTCGTTTCAACTCGTTCGAATTGTCGATGACGACAATTCGAAATTGATCAACCGGGTTGGACTCATAAAGAAAACGCAATTGGCATTGAAGGAAATCTTCCGACTCCCAGTTGACCATGGCGATTGTCCAGCGTTTTTTCTCGGAATAGAACAGCACTATCTAGTTAGCACTTCTACGCCTCGATCTGTGATCAGTACGGTGTGCTCGAACTGAGCAGACAGCTTTCCGTCTTTCGTGCGTGCTGTCCACTTGTCTGCGGCATCGACATAGGCTTCAGCCACTCCCTTGTTGATCATTGGCTCGATGGTGAAGATCATGCCGGGCTCCATTTTCCTTTGTTCAAGTGCCCGTGACATATTGAAGGAGTGATCGATCTGGGGTTCTTCGTGGAACTCGACGCCCACACCGTGACCACAGAACTGATGAACCACGGAGCAGCCTCGACTCTTGGCATATTCTGTGATGGCTTTTCCGATCACAAAGAACGGTTGCCCTGATCGGCACTGAGAGATACCAATGTCCAAACAATCTTGAGTGATGGCAATCAACTCGCTGGCTTCATCTGAAACTGGCTGCACCTTATACATCTTGCTGGTATCGCCATAGTATCCGTTAAGAATTGTCGTGACATCGATGTTGATGATGTCCCCTTCTTTGAGGATGTCCTTCTCGCTCGGAATTCCATGACACACCACCTCATTGAGCGAGGTGCAGATTGACTTTGGGAATCCCATGTAGTTTAGAGGGGCTGGGGTGGCACCATGATCACGGATGTAGGTTTCTGCCAAGCCGTTCAGATGTTCGGTTGACACTCCTGCCTGAACGTGATCTTCAAGAAATCTTAGAGTATCTGCGGCCAACCAACAGCTTTTTCTAATGCCTTCGATTTGCTCCTCGTTCTTTATGATGATTCCCATCGTCCATTTTCCAATCTAATAAGTGAGTGACTCTCATAAATAGAGTGTACCAAAAGGAGGAACAACTATGAAAGGCATTCTTTTTGCTTTCGTTGCGGCGTTGGTGTTTTGTTTCGCTGGAGTCGCAGAAGCAGGACATCCTGCTCCGTGCCCTAACGGGAAGTGTCATGTGACACCTCATCATCACCATGGCGTGCAGCTTCATGTGCATCGGGGCTATGTGCATTTGCACTGGCAGCACCATCACTGGGGCCATCACCATTGGGGTCATTGGGGTCATCATCACCATTGGGGACACCACCATTGGGGACACCACGGACATCACCATGGGCACCATCATGGACACCATGGTCATCACCATCGCTAAGGGCGCAAAGAAAAAGCCCGGTCATTTTTGACCGGGCTTTTTCGCCTTTGGCTTCTTACTCTTTCGGAGCAGGAGGCTTGCCGACATCTGACGGACGCCGCTGGCCCGGCAGAAGCTCACCACTGTCTGTGGGCGGCTTGGCTTCAGCAGGAGCCGTTGCCGGTGCAGCCGGGATCTCTCCGGGCCGTCTGGTGGCTCCGAACACTGTTCTTCGCAATTCATCCACATCGGCTCTCAAGCTCGCCAAGTTTGTGCCGGGAACATTGATTGGCACGTTGGGGTTGGGAGACCATGGTGGCGGTGCATTCTCGGCCCCGTACTGTCGCTCAGGCAACAATGTCCAGTCGCCGCAGTCAGCGAGAGCATCTTTATTCTCGTTCAAGAAGGCAACGACCTCGTGATGACTCACGGCGTACATTCGCTTGGATTGGTACAAGCAGTTGCCTTGCTGAGTGTAGTAGACGGCATCTCGTTGAGATGTGACACCGCAGCAAGCGTCTCCAAGGAAGACACCGCCGCCGCTGGCCCCGTTCCAGATCGTTCCATCTGTGAGCGAAACCTGCCACATGTATTTGTTGTTGGCATTCCGGTACTGGGAGCCGTATGAGATATTGTTGAGGTTCGGCCCTTGTCCATTCGAGTAGCCGACACAGGTGAACTCAGATGATTCTGGCATCTCATTGGGAACATAAGAGTGCCCCAAGATTGTCTCTGCGTCCACCTTTGCCAGAGCAAGGTCTCGTTTCGTGTCGAAAGCAATCAGGGTCGCTTTCGTGAAAGAGCCGTCCGGGTAGTAGACCCAGAACTCTCCTCCGATGTTCCCTTTGAAGTTGTGTGCCGCAGTGAGAACCGCCGCATATTTTTCTCCACGAGAGATCACCGTTCCTGAACCTTGAGTTCCTCCGTTGTAAACAAGCACAGACGCCAGAACATGGGCCGGTGTAGCTTGCATGGTGCCGCTGGTTGGCACTCGGGGGACGAACTGTGGTTCGTTGTTGTTGCGTGTTGCCAGCATGATCGTAGTTGTGATGGTCATTGTGACCATCAGTACGGCTGCAATGCCTGCGGCAACGAGGCAGGCGTTCTTCCACCACTTTCGCATTTCAACCTCCTGTTTGTGTCTTTTACGCCAGTGTTTTATCTCCCGAGCCTTCTTCTCAATCTCCTCTGATTTCGATTTGGCTTCGGCCAGAAGTTCACCGGCTCGCTTGTGGTATTTGATGGCGGCAGCTTTCCACTTCTCTTTTCTCTGGTAGACGTACTCAATGGTGCCTTGAGGATCTTCGTAACGAACTTCTTCAAGGTTCATTGGTTGAGAGCGGAGCTTTATGGTACGGGTGGGATCGTATTGACCCTTCAGTACCACATCTTCTTGCTGCTCATCTTCAAGAACAGATGACGAGGCGGTTTGCCAAGACAACGAGTTGAAATACTCATCCGTCTTCTTAGACTTCCTCGGTTCATCAGGAACCGATTCATCACGGACGGTGTGAAAGCCAGAAGCTTCCACAGTGCGTCGTTCATCGTGGTTTTCGCTCATCGACGACATCCGTATCTTGAGGCGTAGTTACAGTATTTTCAGACTCAGACATTGTATCTGAATCTGTTAATACTGCAACCTCTTTATGCCTCAAAGATGGCTCATCGAGATACCTCAGACCTATGATCCCCCGGTTGCTGTAGATCGGGAGCGAAGGTCTGGGGAGCGTCGTCATCGGGCCAGTAGCATTGGGTGGTGTGACGGACTGGTTCATTTTCCACTCGAAAAATGGGTTCTCTGACCAACTTGACCTGCTGGTTTCGTTCCGCACAATACTTACAGTTTCCCTTGTGTGCGAAACTGCTGAGGTTGAATCGGCTGTAAACGTATTCACAACCGTCAAATTCAACCACCTTAAGATTCCCTTCTTGAAAGGCTCTGGGCACTTCCGGGGCAGTTGCTTGTCTTGGCTGGCTGTCTCCACAACCGATGCCGATCAACACAATGGCAAGAGGGAGAGCGGCCAATGCCCAAAAGCAGATCTTCATCCGTAATATCCTTATTCGGGATGATCAGATGCAACGGCAAGCACAAATGCCACGACGATAGCCGCCGTTGCCAACAGATGTGCTCCCACTACAATTTTTGTGATGCGGTTCATAGAAGTTCCTTCCAGTGCTGTTTCTCTTCCCGATCATAGGCGGCTTGGAGAGCAGCAGTGACTTCTTCGAGATTGTCAGTGTAGCGGATGACGTTCTCGTGAGTAAAGTGCGAATTGTATGAGTGTGCTGGCATGATAGCGAGACCACGAGGTCGGTGCTTCAGCCACTTCTCCAGATAGTCTGGGAAGTCATCAACCAAGACACGGCCATATGTGCCGCCCTTGTGTTTGCCCACGATGTCGATGGGCATTTCGTCGCCGAAGTGATCGTGGATACACTGGACTTTCTCCATCCATGCTATCGGTTTTGATCTCGGTCCTTTGGTCAGGACTTTGCAACAGAAACCGATGGTCTTGACGACTTCATAGATCTGCCAGCCGGGTTCCCAGCGAGGCAGGTTTCTCCACCATCCCGGAGATGTACGAATCAGGTCTGCTAAGTTCTTGGCCCATTCGCCAGTGTCTTCGAACTTATGCAGATCGTCGCAGTTTCCGATGTAGTCGTGCCATTCTTCCGGCGTGACCTTGAGCAGACTTTCTTTCAACGATCCGTTGTGATCGAAGAGGGTGCCGTCCATGTCGAAAAGTGCAACTCGTCCTTCCATTTCCCTAGCTCCTTGGGATTACGCCAAGCTGAACACCAATGGTGTTGATGGCTTCGTCGAGTGATTGACCGGTCGCCTCCATTGAGGTTTCTCCCCGAAAGGCGATCACCTTGTAGTACAAGATTTTCCGTTCGTTGATGTCTGGATTACTCTTTCTAACAGGAAGTTCTTTAATTTGCCAGCCCAGTCCTGTCAGGCGGGCCTTGATCGAATTTGTGTCCACGTTCCTCCTTATCCGGTTGTGCGGATGCACATCCGAAGGTTCTGGTTTGTGTCTTGAGAATAGTTGCTTCAGCCATTTCAGCATTAAAAGAGTCCGCCTTCCCCATTATTTAGAGTAATGGCGGCTAATACATCTACATACAAACAGAAGCAAGTTCTAACACAAACGGAGGTTTCAAATGGATTTGATTCGTGTCATTTGCGCCATCTTCTTGCCGCCACTTGGTGTGGCTCTGCAAGTCGGACTGGGCCTGCATTTCTGGCTCAACATCGTCCTCACACTGTTCGGGTACTTCCCCGGTGTGATTCATGCCTTGTATGTCATTCTCAGAGAGAACGACTAAAGCATCCGAGGCTCATGGTAATAAGGACGACACAGGTTCATGATTCCCTGCGGCGATTTCGTACAAGGGTTCCCATGAACCTGCATCGTTCCTGCCAGCATAGTGCGAGCCGTCAACTCACCACAATGAATGTGGTTCTTTCTCGGCTCGCCGGTCAAGTAACTGCTGATACTGTACTTGGTCCCCAACATCTTCTCTGAGTATTCTCTCATCGCCTTTGTGTCTATTGGCACCTTCGGGCGTCTGATCCAGACCTTCATCAGCTTCTCTGATTCTTCATTCTCTTTCTGGATCTCTTTCATGTAATCGTCCAGCTTGATTTTACGCACTCGGGGCTTGATTGCTTCGTAGACCCAAGGCTCACCGTCGATGTTGAAGATCACAGCCACATGTGAGTATGGGCTGTCGGTGAAGTCTCGCACGAGCTTGTTTCCCCCTTCAACGAAGAGAAGGGTTCCGTCTGGAATGTCTGTTTCTTGGTGTCCGGGGGCACAGAGGCCCAGCATAATCATCAGGTAAATCATACAAGTATCTATCTAAATAACGTGGAGATAGATATGAGATTCAAAACGTGGCTAGAAAAAAGTGAAGATGGTGTGTCGCAATCGCACCCAGATCCCGGTAGCTTTGGAAAACCCAAAAAGCCGCCGAAGACCTCTTCAGACACAAAGATCAAAGTTTCGAAACATGACGAGAAAAGCGACAAGGATGGCGTGCCCTCGACATCTGCACCATGGAAGAACTACACACAAAAATGTGATCATGGGTTCAAAGATGATGGCAAATGTCGGCCTGCTGGCAAAGAAGCTTGAAACCACCCTTGCCAGCTTCCACGCACTCTCTATAATGAGCCCTGTATCTGTGTGACCTTTCACGAAGGAGTTCTGGTCATGAAGAAGTTTCTTGCTGTTGTGGCCCTTGTTGGTGCCACGCTTGTCCTTTCCTCGCAGTCTGCTGAGGCTGGTGGATGCAGGGTCGTCCGGTGCAATCCGGGGCCTGTTCGTTGTGCCGCACGAAATGTCGTGTGGCGTGTCACGCATCCTTTTCAGTCTTCAGCCTGTCGGCCTTGCAAGGTCGTCCGCACCTGTCAGCCTGTTGTGTCGTCGTGCTGCGGTACAACGACAACATCGACAGCCGTGCGAACCTATCCGGCTCCGACAACCGCTGCCCCCTCTGCGCCGCCTGTGCTTCCGAAAGCACCCGTCGAGTCGCCGTAACGAGGCGGACAAGCCAATTCAAGCAAAAACCCCGACAAGAGATGGCTCTTGTCGGGGTTTTTGTGTTACAAAATTTGGAAAGCCGGTTAGGGCTGCTCAGTTTCCTGCCTGACCCGGTTCCCGGCCCGGAACATCATCGACCTTGCGGCCAGACGACTGTTCCTTGATTCGTTTGAGTCCTCGCTCGATGGACTCTGAGAAATCGCTCTCTCGAATGACTCGTTTGAGCCTGATCTCGACTTCTACGATACCGCACTCTTTCGTGCAAGGCTTGTTCTTTTCGAGATCTTTGATGGACGGGAACACCTTGTTTCCACCCAAAGCGGCCCCAACTTCATAGTCGAAGTCCACTTTGTCCATGTAGACTGTGATCACGCCATCTTCGTCTGAATTGCTTGTGACATAAGGCATCTCGATACGGCTTGGATCTGGTTGCCGTTACCAGCTTAGCGACCACGACGGTCATTGTTGCAATCGTTTTTTTAGATCTTCGATGATCTCTGGCATTTCCTGATCGGAGAAATCCGCAGGCCCATATGCTTCCTGCCGATAAGTCTTGTCACGGATAGGGTCCAGATCAGTAGCTATCAGCATTCGTCGAGTCCCAACCTGAGCCAATTCAATCTGAACTTCTTCTGTTTTTTCGAGGATCTCGATTTCAAATTGTTTGAACTTGGTGGAGTCGATCATTTGCTTCCTAACGACCACGACGGGTCAATAGTTTCCACATGAAGTGCCAGACACGCCACAGCCAAAAACCAATTGGATTGTTTCCTTTACCCATACTGGTATCTATGCGGCTGCTGACTCGTCCATTTTATACTTCTTGCGAAGTTTTGCAATCTCTTTCCCGTTGGCCGATTCCTTCGCCACGCAGTACCAGTATTTGTCATTGGTGCTGAGGCCGTACTTGGTCTTCAGTTCCCGAGTCAACGACCATGTGTTCGAAGTCCAGTTATCGCTCATGCCGAATGCTTCACGGAGTGGGTTCTCCCAGTCCTGATACTTGTAGCGATAGTTGATCTGGCCGGTGCGGTAGTTGCGGACGTAGCGGGTTCGCTCGATCTTTCGCAACTCTTTCATCTGGACTCGATACCAGAGTCCTTCGTGTTCGTGATACAGCACGCCATCCATCTCGAAGACCTTCTGGGCCTCGTCCTCACGGTGCCACTTACGGTGTGGCTGGATGTAATGGAGGATGCCGGTCTCAGGATGGACATAGAAGCAATCGAACCAACGTCCGATCTTGTGGCCGTGTTCATTGACCACCTCGCCGTCCTGAATGAAACAGTTCTGTTCGACGGCGAATTCCATCCAAGAGCGAACCTCATAGCCTTCATAGGTGCGAGGATCGTATTCCGAGCAGATGGCTTGCCAGACTTCATCCCACGACTTGCCAACATGCTTGCGGAGCAGGCGGCGGATCATGGCGTGGTCAACCCACGCATAGCGGCCATCATCGAACTTGTTGGCGACCTGATGGACCTTGCGAGTTCCCATCTTCACATCGATGGGCATTCCGTCTTCGTCACAACCTGCTTGCAGGAATTTCTTCGAGTTGCGGGGGTAATGTCCCTTCTTCCCCGAGCGGCTTTTCAGCATCTTTTTCTTGCGTCTTCTCATGTTTTCTCCAACACGCACAAACGGTCCCGTTCAGAAATTTGCAAAGAGAATCGGTCGGCGATGGTCTTTGCTAATCTCATCTCAGGCTCTCGATTTGTGTCATCGATGACAAAGATTGTGTGAGGGTGTGCAAGTGTGTCAAGGTGACTCAGAATCCCTTCTCGGCCAATGTGTCCCGGAGGACCATCAATGAAGATTAAGTCCTTGGGGCCATCAGGCTCCCAGTTGTACCACAAGGGCCTGCCATACAAACTGCGATGAAACAGTTGGACATTGGGAAGATCTCTGGTCAGCACCCGCTTGTAGGAATCTTCATGATTCTCTAAGGCAATGTGTTGACAAGGCAGTGTGCCGAACAACCACGTTGAGAGGCCGCTCCCTGTTTCAAGGGTTCGGAATCCCGGACGCACGAGTTCGGCAAGGCAGTTCCAGCATTGTTGGGTGATTACCCAACCGTTGGTCCCGCTGATCTGGACCCACTGTGCCAAAGTCTCTTGATAACTCACACTCTAGTTATCGTTGCCGCTGGCATTCTGCTTGAGTGCAGCGTCAACAAATGCTTGTATGTCATCACGCCAGAGGCCGTGTCGCCGCACGACGCAGGAGAATTCCTCAAGATCGTGGGGTCTCAAGGACAGTTTGACGACATCTTCGCTTCCATCTGTCTCTTCGTCCTGCTGAGCCTCGGCCCACGCATGACAAAGCTCGTGATCGACCAGTGCGACCTTAGACTTAGGAGGCAAAACCTCCCACACAGGTTCGCTGATTGTGATCACAAAAAATGGATCGGAGCCATCTTGTCCGTTCGCCAGAAAGGCGTTGAGATTGGAGATCTTGCGACAAGTTCCCCAAACTTCACGGCCTTTGGCCTTGGGCGTCTTGTCGATGAAGACGTACTCGATTCGCACGTCGAAGTCGATGAGGTGTTGGTGGTATTTGGGAATCAGATCTTCAGCGATCTGTTTCACTTCCGGGGCTGGGGTGTAAATTGCTGTCGCCATCCTTGGGTCTCCCTCGTGAACAAACTTCCGTGTAATGTTCTTCCAGATCGGCCAGCGTTGCCCTCAGTTGTGCAAACTGGAAAGGATCATCGCTGTTCGCCATGATGTTCAAAGCACGAAGCGTATCTCCCTGCACGACCAGTCCCGGAAAGCTCCTGCCGGGCACGAGCACGACGACTCGGTTGGTTGTGTTGTCAAGGATTTCGGCTTTCATGGTCATGGCATCACAAGAAAAAGCGGAGGGGCCTCTGGAAATCCCGTATTTCGAAGGCAGAGTCGCCCGGCGAAGGAATCCCAAAGAAAGATAAAATGAGGCTTACGTCGTTCTTCGTGAGACTTGCAACTAGATGAAGCTTGAGTCGTGAGTACACGGCATATGTCAGTTCGTTAACAATGCGATTGTTGGTACTGGTTCAACCCAATAAGTTGCATCTTCTTCCGAGATCCGACTTCCTTCAGCCCCTCCTGATTCTTATGGAAGCTGCGGGTCCGCAACTTCCACATTGTTCGTGGCGTTGTGAGCGTCGATCTTCGTCTGAAGCTCGTCCACTCGCTTCTGCAAAGTGTCGGTCATCGTGTCCACTTCCGGCTTCGTGATCTCAGCCGTATAGGTGGTCGTGGTTTCTTCACGATACCGGCCCTTGATCTGACCCTTTGTGGTCGGGATGCGTTGCAGGAAAGCCAGTTCCGCCTTGGCTTCAGCCAACTCGAAGACGAGTTGCTGGATCGGCTGGGTGGCCTTCTGGAGAGCCAGCTTGAACTGGACCAAGTGTTTGACCCACGCTTCACGCTGCTTGAGGCAGAGGCGGACATCGGCGTCCCGCTCTTCTCCCTCGATCTTGCTGTTGTTGCTCTGGATGTCCGATTCGAGCTTTCGAATCTTCTCGACGATCCGCTTCTTGTACCGCAAGGCACGGGAAAGTGTCATCTGCATATTGGTTCCTCCTTGTGTGAGCCGAGTAGTTTACCAATCTGGCGATTTGAAGTCAAGTCCAAGTAAGATGAGATGCTAACCACGCACAAAGAACACCAGCAGCCAACCAACAGAGCAAGGAATAGATGATTGCCCAGAAATAGTCGGCTTGGATGGTTCTCGATTTGTAGAGACCTAGCTTCGTGAGAATTGCAAGTATTACAATCCCCGGAATACACAAGATGACATAGAAGAAGTCCATCCTTAGCGAACCGTAAACTTCGGTCCTCCCGGCCCCTTCAGGTCTGGCCCGAGTTCGCTCATCAGCTTCATTCGCTGCATAGCTTCTCGTTCCATTTCTTTCTGTGCGAAAGTTCGAGCGATCAACCACTTGCGGTAGTCATCGTTGAGCTTCATGACCTCAGAAGGAGGCCAGTTGTAGTGATACATGAGGAAGAACATCTCTTCGTCCGCCTCGGTAGGCTGGAACTTCAGTTCTTCTTCTTGATTTTCGGCTGCGTTTTCTGCGTTCTCGTTTTGAACGTCTTCGGGTAGCAAAATTTCTGACATGAGAATACCTCCGCACTATAACAGTACGGAGGCGGCGATTTTCTAAGGTAGCCTCGGCGGGAGTCGAACCCGCAACGTCACTGAGGACC